CTGCCAATCATAATACCAATAGGTCCAAAATACGAACCAGCAATACCGCCTATCGTAGAGCCGATAGCACCCTTAGTATTGCCCTGAAGCATACTGACTGCACCGCCAGCAAGAGGACCTGCAGCAGAAGCACCAAGAGAGCCAGCGGCACTACCCGCAGCATTACCTGCAGCATTACCTGCAGCACTCGTAGCGGCCTTCTTCACTGCTTCTTCAGCCAGCTTCTTTTTAAGTTGGTCTTCTAGAACAATGCTACCTACTTGAGTAGCTGCTTCTGCTAGCGGTGCTCTTCGAGCCTGGCCTGGCGGGGGTGCCTGCTCCTGACTCGTAGGCATTTGTTGAAGCACTGCTGGCAGTCTTGAGCCTGCACTTGCCCATTGCCAAGGACGATCGAATTCAGCAAAGACATCTTGCGGTTCCATTATTTACCTCCACTTGTTTGTTGCTGCCTAGCAGGATTACCGTAAATTGTAGATGCATAACGACTGAGAGCTTGCCAATCTCTACCTAGATCTGCATCTTCAATTTCACGCTCTTGAGCACCCAATGCAGAAAGAGATTTGGTAGCGGTAGTGGTAAGTCCCATACCAGTAGTCGTAAGACCTGCTTGCTGTCCAGCAGCGGTACCAATAGCACCTTCAGCAGCCAGCCTGTTCCTGAAGTTTGTATCTGCAGCCCGCAGATCAATCTCGCCAAGTGCCCCTGCCAGAGAAGCGTCACGAGCGCCGGCACGGACAGCCTGCCTGGCGCTGCCTAGGGTACCTGCCTGACCAAAGGCAAGATTATCACTTGCGCTAGCAGCTTTAGCTTCATCGATTGCCTTCTGACGAAGACCTGCTGGATCGAATCCTCCAGAGCTCGCAAGAGAACCGAGTCGAGCCTGGCTACTGTCTAGGATGTTTGCTTGATTTGCTAAACTTTGTGTGCCATACAATGCTGAATCTGCAATAGCTCGAGCACCGCCACCGAAAGCTGCTTGCAGATTAGGATTAACACCGGCAACGGTACCTAGATCCCCTGCCTTATAATGCGCTTCAGTTTCATTTCCTACATTCTTAATATATGGGACTGCCCATTCTGGGATACTATCTACTGTATCCCCGCCGCCTCCTTTGTAAAGACGATGCAAGACAAGGGGCTTAGTCTTTTTTGACTTCCTTGATTTCATAATTTCTTTCTCATTACATGATATACTGTTTCAAAACCAGGTATCTCTTTTGAAAGTGTACGAGACCATCCCGGCCTTCCCCATTGTTCCAACGCAATAGCACCGTTGTCCTTTGCAAATTTCTCTACGATATGCAACAAGGATTTCCACTGCTTCCACCCTTCACCTGCATAAGCTACAATATGCAATGTCTTATGCTGTGAGTATTGAAGGAATTGAGTCACACCAACACCTAGAAGGGTAGTACCGTCTACTACCGCCCATATCTGTGCTTTTTGATTCAGTGCCTTCTTAAGATAATCCAAAGAAGTGGACTCTGCTTGGCCAGTTCTCAATGCCTTTGTGATTGGCGGTTCTAGAACATTCCAACTAAGTGCTACTACTTCCGGCGATAACAATCTAAGTTCAATACAAGGTTGGTGTTCTTCCATCATCAGCAACTGCTCTATAATTAGTGATGTAGTCATGCGCGACTAGCATGTACTTATCCTTAGCAGAGAGATCGTCAAATCTGTAGTAACCAGATTCATTTAATTTTCCGGATGCAATTACCTGAAAGTCAGTCTCACGGATAAGTAAAAGTACACCATTATAAGGTAATTTCGCGGTTCCAATTTTTCTCTTTAAGGTACCTTCTAAATATCCTGAACGATGATCAGGAATACCGAAGTTATTCAAAAAGTCTAAACGCGCATCCCGACTATGCAGCTTTGAGAGATCACCTGTAATTCTGTCTTGTGTGGTTGTCAGCCCAGAAAGCGCAGCTACGGAACCTGTAACTTTACCTTGCAGTAGCCTAGTGTCATATATTAGGCTTTCAACATCTGTGGGTGTATCTGTTGCGTATACCTTATGGAGACGAACACCAGCACCGTATCCTAGGAATGATGGAATCACATTTGCTGTTACGCCAGATTGTCCAATCCATCCAAGAAAACCGTCACGATAAATTGCAATTCTGCGTATAGAGCCTACAACATAAGTGTCTACTCTTGTGATGCCTCTTCCAACTGTATTGCATACTGTTCCATACGAGCCAGACCAGCTGGAGCCCCAGTTTGCTGTATAGTAAGCATACCAATAATTAGCAACAAAATCGCCGGGAATCATACCTACAGAGAAGACTCCCGGGGAAGCTGCGCTAGCAACTAGGCCTACTCCAAATAAACAATTAGAAGGAATTGTTAATTGCTGAAAGTCTAACTCAACACGTAATGCTGTTTTTGCAGTCAGAGAAGTAAACAACCAATGGTAGTAGAAAGTAGTATCACTAGGTGTTAAATCAACAGCCTGCTCACCAGCATTATATGAAGGAGTCATACTTCCAGATCCGGAATATGCAGTTGCAAAACCGCCAGGTATTCCGCTACTGAAAGTTTCATTAATCAGTACTGTCATTAATACTCCCAAGGACCTGTTATGTCAAATGCAAGTCTTGAGTAGCTAAGATTTGTAGCGGCCATATCTGCGCATGACAATACAATAAACAATCTATCAGGGTAGCCTGTTACATTAGACATAATTGCACCGTCATTATCTGGATTGTTCATATTATTTCCGATAAAGAAGATGCCAGGAAACACTCCTCTGTTATGTGCTCTATTTTCCCAGACATACGAGGGTGATAGCTGTATACTTTGGTTTGGTCCATTCGGAAAGCTAAGACCAACATGATAACCAGAGCGAAGACCAGAGGCGGTATCGTAGGATGGAGAAAGAGAAAACTTAGGAGCAGTTACATGCGAACCAATACCAGTATACGCTTTGTAAATTATTTCTCCACTCCATGGGGTATTCCTGTGATTATATGCACCGGAGCCTGGACCACAATTTCCACCGGCACAGACATCTGAGGCTATATTTCCTTCGTTCCAATTGTCGGTAGCCCACAAGAATACATTATTTACATCTGCTGGTTTGAAGGACTTAAAATCTCCAAAGCCGTACACACGACGTGCCCAAAAACTTCCAGCACAACTAACTAGGAAATAGAAAGCGCGATCATCACCTACAATTACATAAGTAGCGCCTGAAACATTATTCGCGCTAGTTTGCCCATTTCCTGAATTATGCGATTGATGCCACTTGAACCAGCCCCAGTCTGGAATAGCTGACAAAGTATATGGAGCAAATTGAGCAGTGAAAGTATCAACATCTGACATCGAAGGTCCGAAGGATACTTTGCCCTGTATCTGCCGCCCAGACACCCAACCCGGATGCGTGCCGTTATCTACGCGTAGATAATGTCGATTTCCAAGTACATTTGGAGAACGATAGACACCCTTATGTGTTCCGCTAAATTCCTTTACAAATCCCAATTGGGATGTCTTTGCTGTTATCGTACCTGTCGCTGCGCCGGGAGTAGTTGAGATTTTGTACTCAAACCAATCTGTTGCAATATTTGTAACTCGAAACTCCCCATTGTAGTCTGAGGGAGAGGCACCTGCTATTGTTACAACCTGATTCAACCAGTAGCTATGCCCAGTACATGCTGCACGTACTACATCACCAGTTCGCGTTAAACTAGTTACTGTCTTTGTATTAAAACCATTTACAAGAACATCATCGAGTACTGTAATCATCGAGCCGAACGAATTGTTCGCCATGCTCGGTGCGCCAGCCATCGAGGAGAAAATCCATTTTACAGGGGCTGTCATGATGTTTAGTTCACTCCTATACCAATTCCACGAGTAAGATACTGGCTGTTCGTACTGCTTGAGAGATTCAAGTAATTTTGCGGCGTTCTTTCACAGAAAAATACAAGTTCTGAAGTAGGACTCCGATCTTCCTTAAATACCAGATCAAAATCACATTCCTCATCTCCGATTACACTGACAACATAGCGATAAGGATTTAGAAACATGTGAGATACTAGGCCTGTACACCGATCAAGGATACTTTCAACCCAGAACAACCAGTCCCAGTGGCAATTATTTGAACTTCAATAACTGAGTCATTGGGAAGCGACACTACTGGAGTTGATAGCACTGCAGGAACTGTTGCAAGTTCACTAGACGTTGTAGTATTACTTATTGTAAGTCGAGTGTTAAATATGCTGACACCATCCCGCAAGATGTCTAACTCAAATGTAGCTCCTGATGTTTGTGCTGTATTTAGAGATGCCTTTACTTTTGAAAGCAGGAAGCCATATGGCATCCTAAATACAAAACATGTACCGGGGACTAATTGCGTAGTTTCATCACTACAGGCTAATGGTATGCAGTGTGTTACAGTTACTTTTACTGTATTCACAAAGTCAAGCAACAAACGTTGAGTGGCGACATCAGCGGCACTGAGCATTGCAAGACCAGCAGGAGATGCCGTCAACTCTGTTACAATGCCTGCTGGACCTGCAACTCTTCCTAGAACAACTCCGCCACTGATATTCTGAAACTTTCCAAAAGTTACCGAACTGTCTGAATACTTAGCAGTTGTCAACGAACCATCTGGAACCGTATCGGAGGGCAGTCCTAGTAATGGAAGGATATAGTCGAGGTCAATTGGTGTGCCTGTTTCTGGTACCGGAGACCAAAGACCTGAAGGTAATACTGTATCTACTTTAAAATCAATTGCTCTTCCGCCAAGGCATCTGAAATAGAACTTATCAGCCGCTTCGAAACCTGCAGGATTAGCTGTGGCTGTCCATGTGTAATTCGTGTAATCGAGCGATTCTGTTGCAGATTCTGAATTAAATGTGCCGTAGTACTTTCTACCTAGATATGTATCACCAAAGTTGGTTCCAACCTTATCATCAGCAAATTTAATATGCAGATAACGATAAAGATAACCTAGAATTTGATTGTTGATACCACTACGAATCTCTCCTGTTTGTGAATTCCACTGTGAAAGCGGCGGGAGACTACGCAAATACTGGACAATACTAGCAAGCAGATTGTCAAGCTCTTCATTTCCAGTAACAACGGAGGAGAGCAGCATAAATCACCTCGCATCACCTGGAGAGACATTGAGACCGATAAATACCAGCTTCCATGGAATTAAACCTTCAACTCTGAGGTCTACAAAACGATTTATGGAACGCGGATCTATCTTGTGATTAAAAGGAAGCTGTCTTGGCTGTACAGTAAAGGCTTCTCGACCGTCAGTGTTTGTCCAGTTTACTGCTCTATCGTATACATCGCCGCCTGATACACGAATAGTTACAGTGTCATTATCATTTTGAACAAGTAGCAAGACTGCAATTGTACCAATGTAGGACATCTCTAGAGGATTCCCAAGGAACAATTTCTCTCTGGAAACATAGCTAAGGAACGGAACAAAATCAGTACCGTTGTACATCAGATTCCCAGAATCAAAAAGGAAAGTCTTGGCAGTCTTCTGGCAACCAATCAATGTCTCAAGCTTGTTAGAAAAGGTAGAACTAACGATACTTCTGGAGATAAACAGGCTTGACACAGCAGGTAGCGAGCGCGCAGTCCAAGTGTTATTCTTATAGTTATATACAACAGCTTTTACGCACAGGCCACTCGAGCCTGACATCGGGTACGCGACCAGAATTTCTGAGAACCTGGTGTTGCAAATGCAAAATACTTTATCTAGATATGCGGTATCTACCTCTTGGAAGAATCTATCTCCAATTCTGCCTTCAGATACTGATTGCGGAACGCCTGTACCGTTGTGAACGTAGATTGTATTTCGGTCTACCGCAAAATGTTTCCCATCAAACTCTACAACACAGTTTGCATTCAGAGCACCGTAACCAGGCATATAACTGCTTCTAGTAGTAACGCCATTTAATCTACTCAGCATGCTAATTGAATCGGAGGAGTAGATAAAGAGATTGCCACGCAGCTCTCTCATTTCTACGATACCACTCTTCGAATTGATCTCGAATTCATCTGCGGTATCTGTTGAGATACCAGGCTCCCAAACAGCAGGAAAGCCACCGATAGGTGCTTGAACAGAAACACGAACTGTTACTGGGGCATAGGTAGTGTTACCGCCTTTGGTAACTGTTAAATTTGCGGCAGCAAGGGCATATCCAAATGGACGAATGATCTTCGCAGTTACAGTATTGCCGCCGTAGTTCCATCCGGGAAAATCTATGAATGCATTATCTGCGAGAGTATCATTGTATAATGCATATTTAGGCGTACTATTGCCATCATTCGCAATTACAGCATAACCGCCCCCGAACAGGTCAAACATCCATGTTGCATTTGCATGTCCTGAGCCTGGATTGTACAACAAACTCTCAGTACCGTCTGCCAATCTTTTGCAGATCTTAGCATCTTTTGCAAAGATATCGCATGGTGAAACAGGTCTCGGCCAATGAATACCGTATTCAGGTGTCAGTGACGCAACCGTTGCATACAAAGATTCCCCGAGAGTACTATAAATGGCCTTGTTTCGAAATCTAACATTAAGAGCATCTGTGAATACATTCGGGGGTAGCTGCGCAGCAGGCACATCCCAATTGATTCCGCCTTCTGCGAGTGATTCGATAGGAATCAGTGAATCTTGCTTGTTCATTTGTTTACTCGGCATACGAACGTTGTCTGTATTTATTCCAAAGATCGAATCGATTCCAGTACTCTGCTTCAGCAAGCCTTCTTAGAGTGAGCCCACGCAATATTTTGCCTTTGGACTTATTCCAGCGGGACAATTGAAAAGGAACCTCTTCCCATCTAGTAACATCATTTATACATTTGCGTAGGGTAGACCCTGCCAGATTAGCGATACCTATATTGTACACTAAGCTTAGAATTGCAGAGATCTTGTAGCAATCCCCTGTGCGAATACTGTACGGCAACAGATCAGGGCATAGCCTAGTGAGCCTGGGAAGAAAGTCTTTCAATGTAACATTGAGCATTAACTGATACCCTTCCTCTAATGAAATAGGAGGATCAGATAATGTAACTCTTTGCCCATTTGTATAGTAAGTATTGCCAAAGCCTATTGTTGGAACGCCAGCGGGGCACAGATACGGCCTCTCCCTAAATCCTTCAAATTGTGCTTTTAAATAGAAGGCAGGTTCAACCAGAGTTTTGATTGTTTCTAGTTGTTGCGAGTTCAAGTAATCCACGGAGACGATCATCTAAATTTATTGAACTTTGATGGAAACGACTACAGTCATCCCGGTCTACCTTAGCATCTAACTTTCTTTCTATTCTCTCGAGTACTTCATGAATGTCTGAACGAATACCTTTCAGATCTTCCTTACGAACATAAGCCAAGCCAAGCTCACGCTCGAGTTCTGCAAGTTTCATTCGCAATTCACGAATAAGTCCCCACATTTCCTTTGCAAGCCAACCACCAATGCCAATACCTAACGTAATTAGCATATTAAAGAAGGCACTATTCAACACTGCTTCAAGCACATCAGATACATTCATGACTTGTCATAGCCCACGAGATTTCAAAGTTCTATCGAGAAACCAGTAATTGGTAGTTGCTCCAACCAGTGCGACAAAGTCAGAGGTCATTACCAGACTGTATATCTCTTTTACATCATTAGTTGCGGAGAATGCCAGCCACAGATGCATGAAGGACCAGATAAAAAGAACCCAGTAAGTGACGGTAGGTCGAACGAGAGATGTAAATGAGGCTACAAAACCTGGACCTGCTGCTTTCACAAGCTCCGTTTGCTGAGCAATGGCCGAATTGAAGGAATCTAGAACTGCATTGTCTACGGTACCTCTGATCTCTTCAACAGTACGCGATAACTTTGCAGCCTCGCGTTCCATTTCGATACGATTTGTGAGTTCTGTAAGCTGCAATTCATGAACTCTCTCTGATTTCTTATCGAGAAACTTAATGAACTCTGGTATCAAGCGAAATACACCACCTACGACAGTGCCAAGAATACCGCCAGACAAAATATCCAACATTTCGAATTCCTCTATCTATACAACTGTAGCATTTTCGACTTCAACCTGCATTCGTAAACCCAGATTCATTCCTGCTCTACGAATACGCATAGGCTCTGTATTTGTAAACTGAACCAATTGACGCTCTACCAAAAAACGATCCCTTTGCTGTCTATAACATAGCCAATTGTTTTTCAAGTAGAACAGCAAAATATCATTCTCATTCAACAAAGTAGCAGGCCTCCGCTTGTCATCGAAAGAAAGAAATGGGCTATACTCTGCATTATTGAGAACTATAAGAACTCTAGTAGATATGCCAACATCAAACCAGCTGAAATGAAGTATTCCAGCAGCCATGTAGGCCAATGCCCAATTCATATTCTGATCGAAAGATAACGAAAATTCTGTGATACCTGGTGATGTTACCGCTACAATGAAGTCATTGGCATTGGTACTTGGATAGATTCTTATATCATTCCCGACGAGACTGGCAGTCCATTCTTTGACTAGCAAGCCTTGTGTTGGATCTTGTAGAGCAATTCCACCAAGCTCATGATCCTTTATAAGCAATAGATTAGAAGGTGTACTGCTGACATCCACTTCACGCAAGATGTCGTCTGGTGCTTTCCAAGTGCTTATCGGAGCTTGTGCATAAAGCTCATTTTTGGGTAAAGCCATACGTTATCGTCATGGTCGACGACTCCATGTAAAGGAGAAGGTTAGACTGCCTGTCTTAGTAGCATCCTTGTTGTAAGCGGGTGTAAACCCTATCTTATAAGGGTTGCAACCACCATCAAAGTAGTCACCGTATATCATTGGCAATGCAACAGTGACACCTCCAGAAAGATTTCCTTCGGCCTCAGGCAATGGATACGTGTTCTCTTTCTTGTAGGAGCCACTAACGTATGAGCCAATAGTATAATATCCACCTGTGTCTGCAGAGGCACCAGCAGGTGCAAGACCGACAGCTTGAAGAGCCCCGTTATATACCCTGAGACCTGCCCGACCGGGTGCTGAGCCGCCGCGCATCCAATTCCCAACAACCATTTGCGCCGCAAGATCGGAAGACTGACCTCCATCAAATCTTGCAATGTAATCGTGTGAGGTACCTGAAATTACCTTGGTACCTGTTACATCGGTCTCACTGTAATACACACGCAGTTCGTACTGCAGCGTCAAATAATCAATACTCGTGACAACTAGTGAGGTTGGATCACCATTGGAATCACGGATAAGTTCACGACTCCATAGTGTAGTTAGATTGCGACCTACACCAACTTCTGTCCAAGTTCCTGCAGCTGCACCTTTTGGTGTTTGAACAGACCAACGGCTCCAGGAATACCTTGGTGAAGAAGTTACATTGCCGTGTACTACATCGTAAGACAAATTTTGCGGAAGAGCAATAGAATACAGTGTACCACTTAGCGCAGTATCCGCAATACTCGGTACCGCCGTGCCCGTACCTACGCCAATGTAAGCAGTCCAAGAGGTACCATTGATGCCAATCCCATTCAAACCCAAATCCGTAATTAGATTCTTGAATTCACACTTCTGCTTTACATTTCCAGCTTCATCTGAGACAATCAGGCTGAAATGGCCTTCAAGACCCAGATTCACCGGGACTAGTATATTAGAACCTTTAAATGCTTGTTTCATGTTAGGGTACCACCAACAAAATCACAGGAAATGCCCAGACCCGGGTCATCGTCATGCAGATAAGTACGATACGCAGCCGTAACTTCAAGAGTACCGGCTTCAAAATCACTTGCAATATTCAAACCGGGATCCACTAGCTTGTACAACACGTATGCAGTCGTCACTTCCAAAGTTCCACTGACAAAGTCTGATGCTATCGCTATCCACGGGGCATCATCATCGTGTCTGTAGAATACATAGCCAGAAGTTACTTCTAAAGTTCCACTTTCCAAACGCGCAGTTAAATCAAGTAATCCTGCAGGAAGCAACGAGTATAGTAGGCCGCTTACTAAATCTACAGCGATTGCTATCTCATCTTCAGGACCGAATGGGTACGGACTTGAAACTAATGTTGCAGCCGGACGCAGATCCAGCGAGCTATCTTCTAGCTGCGGCATAAGAATTAATGTATCAAAGAAACCCCATTTAAAGTCTTGCGCTAAGACTGGTCTTTCATACACATTCCCGTATGGCACATACAACGTCGCAACGCCAGGCTCTTCCGGAAGATACATCCCCTCCTTGCTATTGGGGGTAAATCCGTATTCTTGCAAATTCGTAAATGGTATTCCAAGAATCTTCTTCGTATCGAAATTACCAATATCTGAAGCTGAAGAATCTACTTGATATTGCTCAAAAGAATTATCGGCGATAGTAATACCATCTTTGCCCAATTCCTCTAACGATTCTTGAACTTCCCCTTCTACAAGTTCTTGCTCTAATGGCGTAGTTCCTTGCGCTGGTTTTATTGGTTCAACGAGATCACCTTTCTTCTTCCGTTTTGTAGCCATTTATATGGTACTGCTAGATCAAACCATAGGTATTGACATTGATTTGATAATTACCGCCCTTGGCACGACGCATACGTTCTTCTGCATTCAATGTGGCAATGTTCATTTCCATACGTCCGCCATATGTACTTTCCATTCCAGCATCCTTCAAGTATACACCAACATGCTTCAGCGCAGCATTCAAAACAATTTGCTCATGTGCATCACGTAGCCAATTCCAAGCCTCTCGCCCTTCAAATCGTACAGTTGTTTCAACACCACCGCCTGCTGCAGTAACATAAGCAGTTGACTCACCTGCAGTATCAAAAATTGCATCAGGGTACGCTGGATTGCCAGTTCCAGTCACTTTGTACAAATCGGTGCCAGGCAGCGGGGGTACAATAAGTGCCAACAAAGGTTGATCCGCATCTGAGTAGCTGAAATCATAGTTGACTGCAGAAACGCTATAGTAGGCATCCAGCTTGGCAAGACGCCGATAATGATACAATTCTACAACGTGTCCTACCGGTACCTTTGGCATGATCAGGATCTTGAGATCTTTCCATACATAGCCATGCGTACAATACTTTTCCGCATAAGGGTTTAGAAATGTACGGATATCTGGGATCGAATCATACATGACACCCTGATCCTGCGGATGTGCTGGATTGAAGGATCTCACGTATAGGAATTCAATGAGATCTTCAGGAACATCTAGCTGGGTGATATCGTAATAATGCGAATTATCTTCAGCATCAATCGTATACTGAACTGTGTATTCCAGCTGTGGAATTCGTAGTTTACGAAAGATATCATCGCAGCCATACTTAAGACAGTCTTCTATCACTGCAGTCGGGAGCGTTGCTACTTCTCTTTTTGCACTCCAATCCCTAACTTTGGCTACAATGGCATTGAATTTAGTAAGTGGCTGCGGCATGACATTACGTTTTGTTTATATTCGAAAGGAGAAGATGCGGATATTCTGTAAGAACAATCTGCTCGAGCTTACGCATCCCAGCGGGATCTTTCATGAAATCAGGTGCATGAACATCGATACCATACTTTGTAAGGATATCGATTGCAACGATATCGGGTAAAATAAAGTAGGGGCGGTAGTTCCTTGTTCGTCTCGGATTATTTGCGTCTAGACCTCGCATTAGAGAAGCATAAGCTAGATACGGGCGGATATCTTGAGTCAAACGGAAGTTATCATCGCGAAGTCGAACCTCGAAGCTATCTGCGCGATGCTCTTGCGAACGAAATACTGCATCGTCTAGCATAATTTATATCGCATAGTTAGCAAGTAGAGCGTTGATGACACCACGGCTACCGAGATGTCCGACTTCGTACTTTGTGTTTGAACCGTTAAAAGCAACAATACTAGAAACAGTAGTGCTTCCGTATGTTACACTAGTAATACGTCCTGCGGAATTTACAGTGACACTTATAATATTATCCGAATAGATGGCAGAGCCATCTGTATTTGTGATTTTCAGTTGCATATTTACTCGTATATGTATTGATTACGATTGTTTCTACCCATCAGAACACCTAGCTCACGGGCCAAGGCTTATGGTCGCAGGGGCAGTCTGGTTTGCCCTCTTCGGTCATGTCACGATCCTGCGCATCACAGCGTCGCGCCGAGCGCCCACACTGCATCCGCCTCGGCCGGCGTCTTGCCAAGCGCCGAGATCATCCCCACGACAAGCGGGTGGTACCGATCCATGATTGGCTCGTACTCCCACCAGTCGCGCAGGTCCTGACTGCCAGAGGCGACAGCAGCCTCGACCGTGGCGCGCAGGCCGGAGGCAGTGAGAGCCATGCGTAGCTGGCGCGAAGTGATCGGGGGAATGCTGGGCGGAGGTTCTGGTGGTGCCGGCGGCAGCGGGTCTCCCTGGTAGTACAGCGTTACCGTGCCGTCGGCATTGCCACGACTCGCTATAAATGGCCGATGAGAGTTGTTGATTTCACTTGGTTGTAGCGTGATCATGTTGCGCCTCAACGGATACTGACTGCGTAAGAGAGCAATTCTGCTTGACTGTCTGTAAAGCTCGCAAGAATACCAAATACTACAAGCCTGTCCGCTGTATGTATATTGGCATCGGCGTTATCATAGACAGCAGCAGTGGACGATCCTGCAGCTATAGATCCGGTATGAGGTCTGGCTTGGTGGCCGCGAAAGCCACCACTATAGATTACTGCTTCCGACTGTCCGGACACGAATGTACCTGATGCCGCATTACTGGCTTGTGTAGCAATTTGCTGCGCGCCAGCTCCGGCTGCGCTCGTCGCCATAGCCACCCGAAATAACCCCGTATGTGATCCGTATTTGCGGAACAACACTTGCACATCAAGCCGCCGCCCGACGGTTAGCATTCCGGCGGGTATCAGGCAATTTTGTGGCAGCACGAAGTACTGATTCGTGTCGTTTCCGGTCAGAGTAATCTGTGGGCTAGCAAGACTCTGGTTTGAGTTTAGGTACAGCAGTTGTCCGTCCCCTGCTGGAACCAAATTCGTGCCGTCGCTTACCCATTCCGTGTTGCGATAGTCCGTCACGATCACCCGCGCGCCAGCACCGGCTGCCGCTGCGGTCGGGCGGTCGGCCCAGGTGCAACGGATAATGCGATTACCTGGATAGAGCGGCATATCAAGCCTCCCTTCCTGTCCAGGTCTGCCCTGTGGTCGGGCCGATCACGGAGATTGCGCCGGTGCCGACAGCCCACGGAGGCGCCTCGTACAGCTCGCCAGGCCCGATCCTGATGCTTGGCTGCGACTGCACAGCCGTCGCCAGCGTCGAGACCCACAGGTCCGCGCTGGGGTGAAGGTTCTGGATCCACCATCCAATGCGCGCTGCATTTGCCGCTGCCGCATTTTGTGCAACACCACCCGTCGTAAGCGATCCGCTGATATTTGTTGGTGTACTGATCGCCGGAATCACGCTCAAACTATCTGCTGGAGATTGCGCTCCTGATAGAAACTTGCCAACAGCTACTGTTGCACCTGCTGCGTCTTTAACATTAATTGTTGCCATATTAATTTACCCCAACGCCAATACCACTCAAGTATTGACTATTTTCATTGTCAGAGAAGTCTAAAGAGGTTGACACCGGCGGAGCTGGAGCAGCTTGTCCTCTATTAGAGAATAACTCAGCAATGCACCCTCGTTTACCGATCTTGCCATACTCAACTCTAGGGTTTATACCATCATGAACATCAACCACATTATCTGTACCATTGTTATAGGCATATGAACTAATAATACCTTCTAAAGTTACATTGACCCTGTCAAGACTGAAAATGTAAATTCCATTTCCACCTGCTACTTTATTCAACAGCTCCATAGCGCCTCCAAAATGAAAGGGGGCCGCTAACTTACGCAGCTAGCAGACCCCCGTTCAAGGTGCCGTATCAATGTCTCAGAGATTGTTGGCTTACGCGCCAGACAGGCCGATGATCAAACCGCTACTCGCGGGATTACGGCATTCAAGTGTCGCCTCTTCGACGATTTGACCGATAACGGAGTCACCGAGCCTGCCCACTTCGATTTCTTGCAGCGGGCGAAGACGCACCCAACGCCAGAAGGATGGATCGTACACGAATCCGAAGAAGTTCGCGCCACCGCCAGCAATACCACTGATGGTGGATGCGAGGCCCATGATGTAGTTGGGGACGATCATCAGGTCACCGAAGTCGGAACGATAAAACTCGACGGCCTGGACAAGACGCCCCTTCTCATCGATGTTCCGACGCACGTTGCCATCTCCGGCATTCGAAGTCGAACTACCTGCGGCTTGCGCACGAGCGGAGAATGCCCGGCGATTCGACGGTGACAACATCACCCTCGTGGCGCGACCGCCCTGCTCGTAGATAGCCTGCATTGCCGTGTCAACGTGCGTGAGGGACAGCGCCACTTCATCAGCATCAATGACAGCAGCGTAGGTACCCGCCACACCGCCACCGTTATTCGTAGGCGCCGTGTAGTCCGCAGGGGCGACGAGCGCATTGACAACGTTGACGTTCGCCCAGGCTTGGTAACCACCGAAAGTACGGGTACCACCAGCAGCGCTACTTTGATTGGTAGCGACGAGACCGAACTCCTGGTCACGGCGCATCTCGATGCCACGCTTCTTCAGCTGGAAGGCATACTCGTTGGCAACGCCAGCCTGATCAACTGCCTGTTTGGTGCCCGTGACCTGGACGACCTTCGAGTTGATCTGCATGTAATTGCCGAGACGCGTACGATTCGGCTCGGCAGCTTGCGCGGCAGCTTGCGTAGCAAAGGAAATGCCTTCCGCGACCTGACCCGCAACAGGCGCCGCGAGAGTATCCGTCTGCCACTCGTGAAGGATGGCAGTGCCGCTGCCCGTCTTGATCGAGGAAAGGAATGGAGTCTCATCCCTGGAGATCCTCGAGATGAAGTCAGCAAGTGCTTCTTTCTCGCTGACATTGACAGCATTGCCTGTGGCGGCAGCAGAACGATGGGCAGCCTTGGGGCCACCCGCAGAGAAAACAGTAGTAGCCATTTTTGAATTCCTTGAGAGGTGTTACTAGGTTTCTGGCCAACGAAACTCCCTCGAGCTTTGTTATTAGCTCTGGAGCCTCGAGTTGATCTTCGACAGACTCGCAATGTACGCGAGCTCTTCGCCTTCACCGGCATCACCAGATAGCACCCTGGCCGCTAGATCGGCATTTACTTTCTGCTGCGCTACACGTGCAGCAGGCTTGGCCTTGACAGGAGCGCCCTTCACTGTCGGAGCTTGCTTACGCTTCGCTGCGCCAAGGTTCTGACGCATCTTTAGCATACGGTAGTCATTGATGAACTTAATGACTTTCGCGTCATAAACTTGTTCCAAGAGTTCTTCAGGGATACCCTCCTGGATGGCAAAACTACGAATCTGCGCTGCAAGCTTCTCATTAAAGCCTGGCAACGTAGTCGGAATGTCTGCCTGGAACTTTGCCAAGAGGGCTTCTTGCCGGCTATCGGCTGCCTTCTTGAGCTCAGTCGCAATGGCCCGCGCAGAGGCCTCTCTTTTCGACTTCAACACAGCATGCTTTTCCTGAATGGACTCCTTCTGGTCCTTCAATTCAGTTAACGCAAACGTGTCCTTACTCTCCCTGGCCTTTGCAATATTCGCAACTACTTTCCGGTACTCGTCTGCAAGCAAGTTCTCTTCGGTAAGTAGTTCTTTGAACAGCAAAGTACCTAGGTGTTCTACATTCTTCAGTTTTTCCGCATAAGCTGCCTCAGCAGACGCCTTGAGTGCGGTAAGCTCAGCTTCTCGGGCCTTCAGTACTTCCTTAGCCGCAAAAGCAGCACGAACTTCACCAAGCGTGCGCTTCTCGGTCTTCCCATCGATTTCTACTGGGATCTTATACTCCCAATCGATGTCATCCTCTTCTTCAGCCCCGGACTCCCCCTCCTCCGTTTCAGCAGCGGCTTCCACCGACTCTTCGTCGATTTCTTCATTATCGACATCTTCATCGCCAGCGGGTGTTTCGGCTACTACTTCTTCTTCAGGCTCCTTTACTGGGGGCGCCTTCTTTGCAGCAGGCTTCTTCTGCTCTTCCGGCTCTTCTCCCACAGGATTGTCATGCAATCCAAGCATCTTTGCAATGGGAGAACGTGCAAGAATATCTTCAAAGCTTGGAAGCTGAGGGTCTGAACTGTCAAAATCAGCAGAGCTTACTTGACTCGCAGGCGTTTCAGTAATGGCGCCTTCAGTATTGGGGGTAGGGGGCATGGTGTTGGTTACTCAGAGGTCAATGGGTATGCACGGCGACTTGCTTTGCGTTCTTCCTGGAGGGCCTGCTTCTCTTCTGCAATCTTGGCTTGACGGGCCGCGCGTGCCTTAGCAAGACGCTGAACGACATCATCGCCATTCTTGTCAATCGGAGGCGCTCCGCGTTTGGGCGGCGCAGCAGGCTCTTGTTCTGCCACACTGGCTAGCGGGGAACGCGACTCGTTTTGCAATGCGTTTCGTGCCGACAACTGCATATGCTCTAGGGCGAAGCCTTCAGGATCGGTCAGCACCGAAACTGCTTCCGTTGTGTACTGCTCGGGGTTGGCGTAGCGGAGTTCTGAAGAACCTTCTTGTTGTACAGAAAGAGCAGCTTCCTGCGGCAGATCGAACTCGAGCGCACGTAGCTCTTGTACGATCAACAGGGCAGAATTTGCAGTAACGAGGGAACTTGCGTAGCTTCCTGCTCGCCCCGTCCCGCCACCTGAACTGCAAAGGGCAATTTCTTGCACAATCTGCTTCATAAGGCTGTAGAGAACGCCCTCTGCCAAGTTGTACTTTTCAATCGGCAGATTCATAGACATTTCGTGTCCCTTCTAGACATCACATGCCTCCTTCATTCTCTGCAGGAGGTTCTTTCTGAACTCCTCGAACTGCGGCAGCATTCGAAAGAAGCATCTCGAAAGCAATCAGCTGGGCCTTCACTTCGCCAAGCGCCAGGATTGACTGGTAAAGGAACTCTCGCTCCTTCCAGGCGTGAGGCTCTGACTTAAGCCATCTTTCGAAGGTTCTCGCCATGATTTCTACGAAAGCAGCGTCAAAGAAGTTTGCGCGCTCCCGAGAAACAAACTGTGCAGTCAGCAAGGCCTTTTGCGCAGTGTAGAATGGCGAGGGGATCGTTTCGCCTGTGATTGGATCCTTCTGCGGCTTCAGTCGCTCTGCGAAGCCCTCAGAATATTTGTTTGTGCTCATACCTTTTTGAGTCCTTATTTTTCCTTTAGGGACCGGCTTGGTTGTCCGGTCCGCATTCATAAAGCATCTTACGCTAACCGTATGTTATGCAGGCGGGTCTCCAGCAGGTGTCTCTTGCTCTGTAGCAGAAACTTTAGTAGGCATTGCAAGATCTGTACGGATGAGCTCGAAGGCACGCATCATCAGCTCCTCCGCCTTTGGTGGCTTCGTTGTTAGCTCGACACCTTCCTTCGCAGCCTTGATCTCAATCTCAGCCCAATCTTGTAGATACTTTGAGAAGGCAACCATCATCTGCCTTGCATTATCCTGGATAGCATTCTTGCCTTGAATATCTGTCAGGGCAATTGTAGCTTCCCGTTGCTTAATATCAAGCTGCTTGATTTTGTCTTCCAGTTGTCGGCGCCTGTTCTCTGCCTCCTCTTCTGCCTTGCGAGCTGCCTCTGCTTTCTCAGCAAAGTCAGGGGCAGTGTAATCCACGATGTAGTCGAGAGGATCAAGATCAAGCGCCTCTAGCGTACGTGCTGCGATATTTGCAGCTGCTGCAGGCGCAATGATACCCCCCGCACCCGCCTCGCGAAGGGCCGGCAGAATGCTCTTCCCGACAATCTCCATCTTCTTGACGACGTTGGTATTACCATTCTCACCAACATCAGCATCGATCTCAAGAGAAAGACATTCAGGGAGAGTTGCAGGATCTACAGAGCGGAAGTACCCTTTGGAGCTGAGGTACTCCTGCGTCTGCCCGCCCATCTTGCTCTTGAGCGCCTTGTAGACTCCCTCAGCAAGCTTCTTGAAACCAGTCTCCACGAATCGGCGTGCCATGTACTGGATACGTACCTGGGCAGCAGAAATGGCCTTCGAGAGTTTCTCTTCTGAATTGCCTGAAACAAAGAGAAGATCGTTTAGCCCCTGTGCAGCCTTGCTCAGCCCTGTCGCCTGCTCCTTGTGAGTTTGCAGAAGCTCGAGCAATGGGACAGTGCCGACACTGATGGCGTCAGGCGTCAAAGAAGCAACAACATTATTCGGGTTTCCTGTGACTGGAATCAGTTGCTTAGGCTTCAGATTCTGCAACGAGGAGAAATCCACCGTGTTCGGATCTGCAAGCTTAGGCGCGTAATTTGTCAGGTAGACATTCTCAATGAAACCACGCAGGATAGCTGTCGTTCCAAGCGTCGATGGGCGTGCCATATCCGCTGCGGACAAGCCTTCCAGCTCGAATGGGATCTCGAATGGGCTCAACAGCGCAACATCCACTGTTTCGGAGTCCTGTTCGAGCATCAGCTCATCGTTTACCGTGATGATGCGACGACGTTCTGCAATACCATCCCCATCACGGTCAGCGTAAACCCAGCACTCTAGAACATCGAATTCTTTTCGATCATTGAGGAGACGAGAATCCGTAACGCGCCCTCTGTCGATAATTGAGGTAGCTGCAGAGGACCCCGCCAGTAGCTTCCGTGCATCCTCGTCCAGGGCGGATGTCATTGCCTCCGAGAGGATCGTGCTGCCAGAAAGTTCGTCAAGATCCAGCTTACCTGCTTCGTCAGGATACCAACGAAGGAGCTCGCTCTTGCTCATCCTCGTAGGAATTCCGACAAAGGGCGACTCGTCTAGATTGGAGACGCCGGTAGTCACAAGGAATGTGCCACGCTCCACATTTCGGATGACGATTGAACGCTTCGTCACCTTCTTTCGGATACGTACTTCCTTGTAGATGTTTGTCAGCTCGACTTCACCCTCAACTTCAGGGTTATCTACAGGTTCTACCGTGTAGTTCAGGCTACCGACAACCTCCGTTTCCGTATCAGCAAGGAGTAGATCGAGCTGTCCCTGCGGAATCTCGTCGAACTCTTCGTATTGATAGCTGGTGTCTTCCCGGACTTCCCATCTTACAATTCCCAGCTTCCAAAGCAATGCTGCCTTGATCCAGGTGTTTATAATGGACCAGCCTGGATTGAGCTTGAAAATGATGTAATTCGTCAGCTCAGCAGCAGTCCTCGCGGCAGCTACTGCAGTCGGTGTCGGCTCGAACGGGCTGAACCTGACGAGCTTATTGTTGTTAAGCAGCAGTTCAGACAGAATGGCAAGGTACCCTTCGACAACCTCTACGGTATCAGAAGAGACGATGCGAGAGACACCCTGCGGGGACAGATGCCCGACCGGCAACATCCCGTATTCATATGTCGCCTTTGCCCTTTCTGTTGCTAGTGTTGCATCGCTGCCCGAGTACCCTGTACTGCTTTGGCGGAGGCCTTCCGCAATGATCCCGATAAGCTCCTCGTCTGTAACTGACTCAGAGCTTTCTTGCTTTTCTTGATCCATTTCTCTCTCTCTGACTTATATAACTGACAAAGACTCGACAGAGTCTCGCTAAGACTCGAAAGGTTCGGTAGAACCTCTCACAGAGTCTCGTTCTGTTGAGCCCTAGGTGAACAATTGGAGCAGTAACTGTGCGACTGCTAACGGCAAAAAGAATCCGCAAATCAGCATCATGAAGACAGAGCACACAAAACATTGATCTTCATGTTTACTTAATTCATTCTCTGTGGCATGGATAAAAAGTCCGTCAGAGCTTCGTTTCACCTTACCTAATCCAAAAAGCATGAACGACCTGGAAGCTCTAAAAGCCACTGTTAATCCTTTGGAAATTTCGTACTTTTTCATTGGTGGTAACTCTTCGGCCTTCCTGAAGGCCTTACTCTTCGGCCTTCCTGAAGGCCTTATTTCCCCTGCGGAGGATCTATCTAGAGCCAAGTTGTTTCGGACCCGTAGGTCGCGACCGTGCGTTGGCTCATCGGAACCCTGTTGTTCGTTAGCTTGAATCCGTGTGTTCTTATAAGTTCGAGAGCGATTGCGGTAGACATGATTGTGTCATCGCAATTGTTGCCGGAGGCTCCGGTCTGGCCGTTCTCCAGGACGACGTAGCAGGTAGCCTCGTCAACGATGATGCGGGAGGCGAGGTCAATGTCGCCATTCTCTATTGCATTCTTAAGGAAGCTGATGAGGGGCGGCTTGGTTGCCGTAGTTGTCCGCCACCCGAGACGCAATGATTCTTCGTTGTCAATGTTCGCAATACGGGTCTGGTAGTATAGGTTGATATACTCCATCTCCTTCAGACGATTCAAAGTGGCGATTCCCATGCTATTCGACTCGACGCCAAGCAAGGCGTTGTTGAAGAACCTACCAAGATAGAATAGAAGATCGCCAAACTTCGAGGGGTCTATTGAATTGTCACGGTAGAGGGCACGGACACGTCTACTCGTGTCCATCACTGTCGCCGTCGAATAGTCGCGCCCGACTCCGAGAGAAACATCCGCGCCGATGACAAAACATTCGTCGTGCCTTGGCGGGGTGAAGATCTCGAGGCAGCCTTCTTTGGACGGCTCGAACTGGCAAAGCTCGAAGTTGAAGTTTAGCTGGCTTACCGGGCTTTTCGTGATGTACTGGACAAGTTTTTCAAGTGAGAATACGTTAGTGCCAGACGAGATGAAAGCTTCGGTAGGCGTGCTGGGGTATTCTTGACGGAACTTGTCTTCTCCGCTCTCTGCGATCTTCAAACGACGCCAGTAGAGCCTGTCGTTCGACATCTTTTCTTTGCCGAACTTGAGTTGGAGCTCCTTCTCTTCTTGTGTCAAAGAAAAAGAGGGAGGGGCTTTCCTTTGGTACTCTTGCATTAGGAACCAAGGAACAAAGATTGGCAGGTAATCATTCCTTCCGGCTACTGCATCCAACCATAGCTGATGGAATGGGTTTCCGATACCATTTGCAGTAGACTCAATAATGATTTCCGTACCAGGTGCCTCTGGAATACCTTGAAACAAGCCTGCGAGGATCTTACTTGCGTGGATCCAGAAGGCAACTTCTGACAAGTGGGCGATAGTCGGTGTCGTACCGCGCCCGGCTTCAGGAGAGCCTGCAGTATAGAGTCGGTAGCCTGAATCGTTATGCTCGAATATGATTTCTTTTGCATTGGAGCGTCGATATTCTGGGCGAAATTCGTCCGACATGTTCGCAATCACCGACTTCGACATGTTGAAGAGGGCATCACTGGTCGGGATGTCATGCGCCATGACGACGGACTTGTGAAAGGCATTGAAGTAAGCCTTCCAGAAGACTCGAGCGGTAGTGTACGAGGAGACGCCCATTTGACGGGCCTTCAGTATAATGACCCTGACAGAGCCTCGCTTCTTCCGCTGTGTTTCGATGGCCTTGTGGATGATCAGCTGGGCACTGTTGAAACGGAAGTTGATGAATCCGCGAGAGACATCCTTCGGTAGGATCTTGATCTGCTCATCTGCGAACTTTGCGAAGTCCTCTTTGTAGATTGCGAGTTTTCGCCTTCTGTTGATTTCCCGTATTAGGTTTAATCTTTCAGAATTCGTCAACTTTTTGCCCGGAGTTCCCCCTACAGGCATCTCCGGGGCAGCTGATGTGCGGATGTCAAGATTCTTTAGGGCGGCTATTAGGTTTACTGAAGATTCGTATCCTTTCGGCGGGACAGCTCGCTTGTTCAGACTTGTTGCAACTTCGACGTCAATAGCGGAGCCATCCCGAGAGTGGATCAGGTTTGGGAGAGACTTTGTTGAGTCTTTGTTAGTTTCATCAAAAGAAAGAGGGGAGAGGACAGTCGGTGTAGAGACACCTTGGGTGGCCTTCTTGGACTTCCCTCCTTTTTGGCTGGACTTTCCTCCTTTTGGGCGACCAAGATCTACGAAGCCTTTGGGTTCCTTCTCTGGGCGGCCAACTGGCCAGGAACCTAGTCTTTTGGTGGGCATATCAGAACAACTCTAAGCTAGGATTTAACGAGACTTAGCGAGACTCTGTCGAGTCTTTGTCAAGTCTTTAAGTTTTGGGGGCAGGGCATATTTTGAAGATACTTTGCGGGGCCTATCCTCGAGCCTATCCTCGAACCTGCGGGGTGGTTCTCTTTAGGTTCCTGCTAACCTTCATGTGAAAATTTGGAGGAAGCCCGGGGTTTGGGCCTTTCCTGTGTTTCGTTCCCCCCTGTCTCCCCCCTTCCCTTGTCGGCCTGCTGGCTGGCGCGTTGCCTGGGCGCTTCCTGGGTGTTCCTGCTTGGAGTCTGCCGTGTTTGCTTCCCTCTCTTCGTTCGTTCGTGCTTCTTTCCACCGCCTCGTTCTCGCGGCCATCGTTGCTGTTGTGTTCGGTCTTGGTGGTCGCAGTGGCTGGCGCTGTCTTGCTCTCTGCCTCTGGCATCGTGATTGGGCGGCTTTGGACTACTACACTGATGTCGTCTACATGGAGTGGGTATGCCTCTCGTCTTCTTGGGTTCACCTGCAGGGGGCCAAGCTTGTCGGCTGGTTGAGCGGCTTGCTGCCCCCGGCGCCGTCGGATTCGCTTGACCCGTCGCCGTTCTGACGACTTCTCTTTGGGCCTCCTGTCGGGGGCCTTGTAAAGTGGTCTGAAGGGCCTGCCAGTCCTGCTACTCTGTTGGAGCTTATATGGTTACTGCAGTTGCTCAGCGCATGGTGATAATGCATGGTACCGTCTTTCGTGTCAAGCATGTCTCGAAGACTGGCACTTGGCTATTCTTTCAAGCGGACGGCATCGAGAAGCTCGACAAGAAGCTCTACAATTGTTTTACAGCTGAGAACAAGCGACCGATTCGGCCGTACTTGTGGCAAGAGAACGATCTCTATTTCGTCAATGAGCACTTGAAGTAGTGCCCTTGAAACTGCACACATCCCCGTGCGCAGTGGCGAGTGTACGTGTGTGCATCTCGGTGTGCCGGCCACCTGCCGGTTCCTCACGGCTAATATGCCTAGGAGTTCATCATGGCGAAGCAAACCAAGAACCAGAAGTACGGCCGCAACACGCGCTCGACGAGCGGCAAGCTGCAGGCGAAGCGGAGTGAGAAGAACAAGATGAAGGCCATCGAAGCCGCGAAGCAGAATGGCGACAAGATGGCCGGCGTGCAGAAATGGCCCGTGCGTGGGGAGTACGCGAGCAAGGCACGCAACTTCGCTTCTGCGGAGGCACGCACTTCTTTCGAGAAGGCCCGCACCGGCAACCTGGCAAAGGAAATGAAGGAGATCTACGATCGCGCCGGTAAGACAGTGGAGAGCCTGAAGCGCGCGTACCCGAAGACCCTTGGCATGGTGCTGAAGTGAACCCTCCAGTCTGCCCTCTGTGCGGAGGTAAGCACACCTTGAGCCAATGTCCACGTTGGCGGCTACCTCCCCCGCCACCGAAGTAGACCTTTCTTTGGGCACCTTAGCCACCCGGCTAGGGTGCCTTGTAGAGTGGTCTGAGGGGTCGCCGACCCTGCCATTCTGTTCGAAAGCGAGAAAGAAATGAGCAGCAACATCACAGTGATCCGCCCCGCGCAACTCGTGAAGAAGAGCGCTGGCGGCTTCAATACCGTTGGGGCAGAGGTCATCCGCGCGAGTGAACCTGTTACCATTCTGGTCTTGAAGTACATCAAGGCCTCTAGCACGATCCAGGCCCAGTGCGCTGACGGGCATCTGCGCGAGTGTCGTACACTGAAGCTCGATGCTGACCCTACCGTCGCGAAGGACAAGGCAAGGCAGCTGTGGAAGGCCCTGCGCGAGGCGACGCTGGCTGAGCAGCCGGTGACTTTCTACTCTTCCGGCGTGAACTTCTGGCCGAATCGCTGGTTCTCGAAGGTCACGGTCTAACTCCGACGACTCCTTTTCGGGCCTCCTGTCGGGGGCCTTGTAGAGTGGTCTGAAGGGCCTGTCGGTCCTGCTACTCTGTCCTGAAAGGGGACTCTCATGAAGACGTACAAGAATCTCTCGCAACTGAGGACGGAAACGGAAGCGCCGTTCGTGCACATTGCAGAAGCTTTGATCGCGTACTACAAGCTTCTCTGCTTTGACCAGGAGGAGTTGGATCTCATCGAGAACGGCCCTGAAGGCCTCATGTACCATCTCGGCGGGGACTGCTTCATCGCGGAGAACGAAGCCGACTTCGAGCAGATGCTCAAGGATAACAAGTTCGGTGATCTTCCTGCTCTGCCTGAAGATTGTGGGGACTTCGAGGATCCTCTCGGACCGTACGCACCCGACAAGGCACTTCTCGAATGGAACTGGTGCGTCTTCATTAACAACAACGGCGGAGGCCCGTTGTATGTCTTCCCGGCAGAGTTTGCCAGCCGACTTCCTGAATGCAACTGAAGGAGAGAACCATGTTTCCAATTGACCCGCTGAAGGTACTCGACGATAACGGGATGCCGCCTTCCATTAGGAATAACAGCGAAAACACGCTGTACGTCTTGCCAACCGAGGAAATCACCTTCCAGGACTCCTATGGCAGATCGCCAAAGGAAATCTTCGAAGAAGGCCTGGACGAATGGCTCGAGTTCGAACACGAAGGTAACCTCACGGGAGCCCGGCTGCTGTTCTGTATTCTGAGCATTCCAGTCCTCTTCCTCCTTCTCGTACTTGCAATGGTGCTCTGATGAAACACACAAGACCACCCCGTAGGCCCAAAGACAGGCCAACCCACATGACCTTCGAGGAGCGCAAGCTCTACCCATTCTGCATGGCCTTATTCGGAGGCCCCAAGGAGTTGGCACAGCTGGGCAGAGTGTACGCGCCAGTGGCACCCTGCGGGCTGCTTGGGCATGGCCTAAGAAATGACAGCGTACACACGACGCTGCTGTTCGCACTTTAACTCGGAGGAAGGCTCGAAAGAGTCTCGCTAAACGATGCTTGTATTCAACAATATCTCAGAAGTCCTGAACTACAGGGGGCATGAAGAAGTCGCCCTTGAACTCCTAGCATACAACATGTCTGCGGCGGAGGACGAAGACCTGATTATCATCTACGCGAAGAACAAACAAGAGCTGAAGGCAGTAGAAGGGATGGTAGGAATTCCATATGCCTGGGACCAAATCGCAGATCGTCCACAGCCTGGAATCATTCCTCCGAACTACACCGGCTGGGAATGGCGATTGAGATGGTACGATAAGACCACCAAGAATACGAAGAGCACACTCGTGCTGTATCACGTTGGTAGTTTACTTTGAAAGGAGAAATAACCAAAAACACCCTGTAGGACCCTTTTCAACTGTTACTTATTTTGAAAGTACATAATGTTCATCTTGCTTCACCCCATGACGATGGCTGCAGCCGAAAAGTACTACGCGAAGGCTGCCATGAACCCACCTGTGGAGTTCCTTCAGTCTGACCTGAACTTTGGAACATCGACATATTTCGCTTGTTCGGAGACGAAAAGCACTTTGGAATGGTTCTGCACAAGGACCGGCCTGAATGGGGTCGTGTTCGAAGGGCAGCCTTACGACCAGGCCGAGACGGATGTCGAGGAAACACCTGAAGAGGCACCTGAAGAGGCGCCGCCTGTGGCTACTCGGCCGGTGGCCAACCCGATGTCGCAGCGGGTTCCTCCGACCAAGGCATCACCGCAGGCTACTCAGCCTGTGGCTACTCGGCAGGCACCAACACCTGGGAAGAAGGCCATGCCGAGGGGCTTTAACAAGGGGTAATCTTGTAGGCAGATTTGCAGGTTTTCGGAACAGAGCCTGGTAAGAGGCCTGCAGGGTGGTGGTTCTTGGTGGGCATGTTAGGGGATACTTGTTAAGAACGCCCCTTCTTACAAATTCGTATGAAGGTGGGATGTCGAACACCCCATAGTCACCCTACATGTCCACCCCAAGAGCCATTACCCAATGTACTTCGAATTGTCCATCAACCCCCATAAATAAAGGGCCTACCAATCTTTATTTTCCTCTATTTTCTTGTCAGGCAATCCCTACAGCATCTATCTATAGCAGTGTAGGTGAAAAAACTTGTTTATCAAAAAGAAGGAGAATAGAATCCTTGAGGACACCCATGCATCTTACGGGAAAGACTCACCAGCGTCTCGCTAAGACTCGAAGAGTCTCGTTTTAGCCGGTACCTAACGGGTAGACCCCGGGCACATTAAAGTGTACCTTTAAGGTGTACCTTTAGGGTGTACCTTTAGAGTGTACCTTTAGGGTGACCTGAAAGGTCTAAAAGAAAAATAAAATAAAGGTGAGAGCACCCTATGACACACCCTATGACACACCCTATGACACACCCTATGACACACCCTATGACACACCCTATGACACACCCTATGACACCCTATGGTACACCAAGATGTAACATCCTGTGACACACCCTATGGTACACCAAGATGTAACATCCTGTGACACACTGAAAGGCATTTTACTAAGGAACTTCCATGCGTATCACTTATAACATTGCAATGATAGATGACAGCCAAAAGCTGATCGATATCAGTCATATTGTAAAGACTTGGAGGACCCGCCGAGAGGGTGCAGGAAAGAGCGGTCAAGATCTCAAGTGAAAGGTTGCCCCAGAAGATTACTCGTGGATCAAGAAAGGAACGTATATCTACTTGATAGGACGTTGCTATATTGATCCTAAATCCACAAAGATCATGGGATCATATCACCGAGATCGTAGGGCTACTATGTTGCAGCTTGAATATGCCGAAGGACTAGCGAGCTTGCACTTTACTGTGAAAAAGAGCAAGCAATTCAAAGCTTGACACAAGATAAGACTCGCCAGAGTCTCGTAAACGATGAAGAGTAAGATAGCAGAAGGAAAGTACATCGTCTCCTTCAACACCTGGTTCGGTATGGATGAGGTTGGTGATTCAAACTTGAACACAATTGACTATGCAGGGGACGATATTGAGGCCCTCGCACAGGAAGTTTGTGCAGACGACCCTGAACACCCGCTAGTCTTCGTGCGAGGCAAAGAGGAGGAGGAAATAGTAATAGGGCGTTTCTTTACACCTGAATACCAAGAAAAAGATTCACCAAACAAATCACCAGTAGCTCTCATGATCGAAAGGACAGATTTTTAATGCTATATAAGATCGTCACAATCGAAGGGCAAGTAAAGACAGTCTTCTACTTCACAACTCACCAGAGCTACCTCGAAGCCCTTACTTCACCAACAAAAATTGATAGAGTTAACCTTGCAACGGTAGTCCTTGAAAAATGGCAATCTAACCAAATCTAAGATCAAGTTGGAATTCATCTTGGATGACTATTACTCGGAAAGATAACAGTGAAGACATACCGCGTTAAGATGAGCATCGAGTTTGGTCAGGAGACCAGCATGCATGCGGGTTTCGATACACAACAGCACCCGAGAGTCACCATGCGCGAACCATTAGTACATCACGTATACGAAGTTGTCAGAAAGAAAACACCTAATGTAGTCTATGTAGGGAGGCCCACCAAATTCGGCAACCCCTTTGTTATTGGTAGAGATGGCAATCGTGCTGCAGTTATCGCGAAATTCGAAGAATACCTAAAAGAAAGCCCCGAGCTCCTCAAGGCAGTGCGAGAAGAACTTCGGGGCCGCGATCTTTCATGCTGGTGTGCACCGAAAGCGTGCCACGCAGATGTACTGCTACGGTACGCTAACGGGAAGACTTGAAGGGTTCGGTAGAACCTGTCTCGTTTCTTCCTAATCCTCCTTGGGCATCTTCCTAGTAAAGCCTGGCGGTGCCTTCAAAGGGGCAGTAGACAATATCTTCGGAGGTCCCTTCTTTTTGTTGCGGGCACGAGTCGGGATCTTCGAGGTTGGCGCTGCTCCAAGTACTTTTGAAAGGTTCAGACCAGATGGAAGCAATCCTTCTGAACGCAAAGCAGCAATCAGCTCTTCATCGCTCATGTCGCGAGACTGATCCTTGTTCAAGTTTTCGATACGCTGAAGCTTTGGCCGTTCGTACTCGGCGAGCTCTTTGCCAAGTCGTGCTGCCTCCGCATAATCCTCATCTGCCAAGGCCATGTGAATACAAAGCTTCATCACATCAAGACCAAGCATCTCAGGAAGCTCATGCATCACCTTCTGAAAGGCAAGCGCATTCTTTCTGAACTTCTCTCGTAGCTCAATATTTTCCAAACGAACTTCAAGCCCCTTTCGCTGCCCCATTCTAGCACCTTCAGGGGTAAACTTACGGAGGTTGATTATAGCATTGCTTTTGACTTTCTCTGTCATTCCTAACTCCTACGGTAAGATTCTTTTTGGGAATACCCATTAGGTACCATCTAGAAAGACCATGAAAATATGCCTGATATCGAGCTCAAGCCTAGTCTGATGACCTCCTTGTCAGAAATATACTCTTACTTGCCATGCACACGTGGTTGGGAAAAGGTACTGCAAGTATGCGGTAAGAAAGAGCCAGATAGTGTCCAATTCCCGATATCCAGCCTAGTTGATAGGCATCCAACAAAAGACATATTCTGGCTACTTCATCGCCGACACAGCGCTATGGGTATAACCAGCTGCGGTCCTGAACGAGAAGTAGAACGACAGTTTGCGGAATATTACGTACAAGCTGTTGAGCATCTGGTCGGGAAAACAGAAGAATGGGAGTATGTTACTCGTATTACAAAAGAACCTGCTAGATGGCATGCGATTGAGGCAACTCGGCATGGTAGGCGTATCTACTACAGCACCGCTGCAAGTGCAGAAGATGTCTTTCGCTACGCAAGAGCTGCGTTATGCTACGAGGCAATAATGGAGCTGCCATACCCGGTCCCCTCTCTTCACGACGGAGGCGAATTCAACGATATCCAAGGGAAGACATGGTGTAAAAAGTACAGACACCTAACTAGACAATCAAAAAGAATCCTAAAGAAACTGCTCGATGTTTAAGAACTTTTGGAATTGGCTTTTCAAGACCGATAGATACATTCTGGATAATTTGAACAAAATTCAATTCAAGTATGTACCACGATCAACATTACCCGATGTGATTCTTGTGGGCCTTAATGGAAAAACAATCAAATCATACGATTGGATCGATGGGGAAGATGCGCCTACCTGGTCTAACTTGCACAAAATCCATCAAGAGTTCTACAAAAGGACTGCACTGTTCAAATGATGACTCTTTACGATTGGTTTCTTTTGATCGTATCTTTGTTCATGTTAATCCCACTTCTTAGGAAAGGAAAGTAAAGATCTAAAGTCAACCAAGCCGGAACCTAAAGCCAGAAACCCTATGGCATTCAAGAAACCTGAAAGATCGACAGGATCTCAATTCCGCAAAGTACTCTCCCAACTCATAGACGAAACTACCATGCCCACTGTCACTAAGCCCACTTTCAAGACTGTGCCAACAAAGACTGCACCAGTGTTGCAAAAGGCACCTGTTCGAAACACGGCGCCGACTCGGCAAGCGCCTCCTGCACCCCCTGCCCGTGTCGCCCCAAAGGTGATGCGCGTTGCACCACAACCCGCGGAGGACACGCAGAACGAGCAGGAAACGTACATCCTGCGTGATGTTGAAATCCACTGGCCGAAGCTTGATCCGCAACGCCCGTCAGAGGCCTTCGGAGATTTCACGTGGGATGTCCAAGTTCAATTCGGCGAAGATCGACTGGAAGAAATCCAACAACTTGGCAAGGTTCGTGAACTCAGTGAAGGGGTGTACGCGACCAATTTCAAGAAGAAAGCCTTCAAGAAAGATGGGACCTCGGCACGGCCAATCAGTGTCGTTGACACGCACCGGAATCCGATCGATCCGAATCGAATCGGGAATGGCTCAATTGCGAACATCAAGCTACTTCTCCGCCCATACGAAATCAAGGACCCGAAGGGGCGTGTCACAAAGCATGGAGTTGCCAAGACTCTGCAAAAGATCCAGATCACCAATTACATCCCGTACGAACCGGTAGACGACGACTTCGACTACGAAGACGCGGAGGAGCAGGTTGATGAGGGCTATACTGACGGCGAATACGCTGAGGGCGATGTTCAAGGCCCGCAGTATCGCTAAAAAGGTTCAAAGGACTCAACAGAGTCTTGCTTAGGACCTCATTAGAGAGCCGGAACCTAGAGAGAAGGAAGCCGTCCTGCGGGGCGGCTTCTAATCTTTGCTATGTCTCATCTCTGCAACACAGGGGTTCGGCAGAGCCTCACAACACAAATGAAAGGGTCAATCCAAACAATTCAACCAAGCCTAAGCTAGGCTTCCATGAATTTTCAAAGACTCGAAGAGTCTCGTTCTCAATGGCATGACTCAAACAACCATAAGGACTCGAAAGGTTCGGCAGAACCTCACTCAGAGCCTTATAGTCCTGCCGAAATCTACTTCTCAACACAAGTCCATTTATCAAATGCCTACTATTGTTCGCCCTGCTGTCAAGACCGCCCCTGCCGCTGCCAAGCCCGTCGTTCGTGCCCCGGCTGCCACCCCTGCCAAGCCCGTTGCTAAGCCTGCTGTTGCAGCTGCCCCTGCCAAGCCTGCTGCTCGCCCGGCCCCTGCTGTTCCAGTCAAGACAGTTGCAAGGCCTGCTGTTGCTGCTGCTCCGGCCAAGACCCCTGCGCGTCCGCCCATGAAGCCCGCTCCGGCTGGCCCACGCAAGGCCGCTCCTGTTCAAGAGCCTCTGCTCGAAGAGCTGCAAGAAGAGTTGATCGAGGAAGGTACTGAAGAGCACGTCGAGGAAGGTACTGAAGAGCACGTCGAGGAAGGCACAGAAGAAGTCATCGAAGAAGAGTACGTCGAGGAGGGCACGGAAGAAGTCGTCGAAGACGAATTCGAGGAAGAAGTTCCTCCGGCTCCCGCCCCGCGTCGTGGTCCTCCGGTCCAAGCTGCTCGTGCTGCCGCGCCGGCGCCCCGGGTTGCCAGTCGCCCTGTCCCTGCCGCTCCGCCAGCTCCTGCTGCGAAGAAGAAGGGTCCGATCCCTGCGCAACTCGCTCCGCACCTTCAGAAGGGTGCCGCTGCGCTGGCCGAATGGCGTGCCGCTCGTCAGGCTGCCATTGATGGCGGAGAAGAGACCTGGGCCGCATGGCAAGCAGAGCAGGCTGAAAAGAAGGCCAAGAAGACGCTGACGCCTATCCGCGCGATTAGGAACTTCTGTTTGCATTGCACCGGAGGGGTGCGTGTGGACATCACCCATTGCTCTGCCACCGAGTGCCCGCTCCATGTGTTCCGGCCGTTCCAACCGGGCACTGCCGAAGAGCACGAAGCCGCCTAAGCGGAGAAAGCCTCACCTGAAAGACTCGCCAGAGTCTCGTTATGATAGCTGGCCTTTAGGACTCTCCATGAATCCTTTTGGTCAGCTATAAAATGGGAAGAAAGAAATGGAATCACTCGACGTGTTCAACACATTCGTTTTGTACAGCCAACGGCATGACGTATACATGCCTGCAAGGCTGCCGAAGAAAACGCCTAACAAATGGTCTGCCTGGGATCCCGCAGACGAAGACCCTGACAAGGAACCGATCCCACGGACATTTCCTTCACTGAAGGCTGCAGATGACGCCCGCTATCACTGGATGCGGGCCGATTCCAGCCGTCAGCTGAACGACCTGGTCGTGCTCAAGGCAGAGCTGAACATTTTCCGTTGATGAAGGAGCGCCCCCGAAAGGGGGCTTCAAATTGCAATGGCAGATTTCATGCCTAATGATGACTATTATGACCGCATGCTTCCTTTCTATCTACAAGAGAACAAGCAACGCGATCTGAAAGCACTCGAAGCACAACTGAAACGAACGAAGAAGAACGCAAAGGAGAAAGCTAAAAGACTTGTCGGAGTCTCGTTACAGTATACTATGAAGCCAGATGATGGAGAGCTCTATTTAGCATACCTACGTAGCAAAAATGCAGAGGAACCCTCCTGGAAAATCTATCTACGACGTGCAAACGCAGCTGAAAATAGGATGATTGACGAGATGGACAAAGAAGAACTGGAACGCAGCCGAAAAAATTCGCCCCCGGAGGCCTTCTGGCCGTTTGAACAGGGCACGAATGAAGATGAAATGGCAGGAGATGAGCTTGAGGAAGGCTACGCCATGCCACTGTCAGAGGAAATGCGGGAAGCGCTCGAACGCGCGAAGCAAGAGATGATAAGCATGGAGCAGAGGCTGCCGCAAGAGGCACCAGTAAACGACATATCTGAAAAAGAAAACTTCATTCAAAGGACTGTTGAGAAGCCTCCGTATTACCAGGATGTACTACCAAACCTTGTACCAAACCTGCAGTACTACGAGCTCGTCCTCGGGCTTACACGCGCAAAGCATGAAAGGATTTTAATCCTTAAAGCAAAAACAATCAAGTACCTCCTCCGTGCTGGCAAAAAGGAATCGAATACCATTGAGGTCGAACTCCGAAAAGCACGTTGGTACATGCAGAAGATCGAAGAACTTATGCAGAAGTCCTACAGCTTCTTCGATAACGAACTCTGCAATAACGACCCAGCTGAAGTTACACTGCATCTGAAAGGAAACGCAGTTCCTGCCGCAAAGGTTGCGGAGCACTTGGTCGCACGTTTTCCTTACAGGCAGGGCGTACTGCTGTTCAGGGTATATCTCGGCGTTTTCAATACTTTTGAAGCAGATAGGAGCGATACCCACATCAAAGAAGCACTCCTAGCGATTGACGAGCTGATCGAAATGGTGGAAAACGACAGCTAAGTGAATAACGCCCTCGCAAGAGGGTTAAGCAAGCAACGCCCTCGAAAGAGGGCTAGATAAGCTGAAGGAATATGAGCCAAACAATTGTTCGCCCGATGCGATTCTGTCGCGAAAACCCGGATATCCAAAAGCTGGAGTACCCACTTTACGTGATGCCGAAGCTAAACGGTATCCGTTGCGTGGTCTCTAGGCCACCGGGGGAGCCTCAAGACATGCCAGCACCACTTACAAACACGTTGGCAATCATTCCGAACCTCAAAGTTCAGAATGAATTCACTGGCGTAGAGTACGAAGGACTTGACGGAGAACTGATTGCTGGACCTTCCAATGCACCGAATGTATTCGAGAGGACCTCTCGTTTCGTTCGAGCTCGTGAGGCATCCGACAAGTTCATGTTCTTTGTCTTCGACTACTGGGACCGTCCTGGCAAGACGCCGTACAAAGAACGACTGAAAGAACTGGAGTTTATGGTACACCAAAGCAAAATGCATCCGCAAATTGCATTGGTACCGTATGTTCTGGCGAAGGGTCCTGTTGATATCATCGATGCCTATGAAAACCTGGTGAAGAAGTGGAAGTATGAAGGTCTGATCCTCCGGAACCCGAATGGGTTGTACAAGTTCGGTCGGACTACCATGTTGGAAAACAACTCATACAAGCTCAAGCCAACAAGGTCTGGAGAAGCCATCGTTATCGGTATCGTGGAGGCGATGAAAAATGAAAACGAGCTTACAGTAGATCCCAGAGGCTACGCAAAGAGAAGCAAGAAAAAAGACAAGCTGACTCCGAAGGGAACGATGGGATCTCTGTATGTGCAAGACTTGAGGACAAAGGCCAAGTTTCACATCGGGACGGGATTCTCGGACAAGGACCGTGAGTGGTGGTACCTACAGCAGGCAGATAGTGTGCCTGCTTTCATTGTGCGTTACAAGTTCTTCGAGATCGGGTCGCAAGGAGCTCCGCTACAACCTGTCTACGACGGACTTCGCGACAAGTTTGACATTGCGAAAGAGTAGTACAAGCTAAGAAATGCCAGGAGAGAAAACAATGCTAAGTGAATACATCAAGCTTCTACTGCTGTTCGGCTACCGGGCAACAAAAGAAGAGCAAGCACAGGATGGCGTACAACTATTCGAAGGGCAATGGTACAACCCACTCTATGGCGTACACACTCTCGAAACTGTCTTGAGTAAGCATGGGAAACATGAGCTAATTACCTGGGAGTACCTGCTGGAGAAGCCTAGAGAACCACAAGTCTTTCAAGACGGTCTGAACACGCGGCATGACATGCGATGCCCTGTTCTGCCAGGCAAGTACGCAGTACTCAACATGAAGAACGGAGTGTTCTGCCCGAGCTACACCGCGCAGGCGCAAGGATGGTTCCTAGTGAAGGCAACAACAGCATTCCAACGGCTACTGCTGAGATTCTTCTTCAAAGAAAGCTTATGACATTGAAGGTTAGAAAAGCGATTCGCAAGAAGGTTGTATTCAGACGAAGAGTCGGAGAGCCTGCCCCATTACAAACTCCAAAGTTCAAGTCAACATTCGCAGTGCCCGATGATGGCTGGGTGAATCTGAAAACGATATCTGCCAAGATGTTGGACGCGAGCGCAACACTGTATGAGGTCTCCTGCGCGCATGACCATGACACTCTACGAGAGGGAGACCTAGTATGGGTAGTGGCGGATCAACAGGAAGTTACTGTATTGATGCGAACAGATTGGACGATCCATAAAACGAGCGGGAGACCAACAACAGACAACAAGGCTGGCTGGCACGTATACCTCAGAACAGTACCAACAAAGGTAATGCGATAACAACCTTTAAGGAATGCAATTGAAGACCATTATCGCAGGCAGTAGAAGCTGTAAAAACAGACTCATATTGCTAACTGCACTGCATCGTTGTGGTTGGACTCCTACTGCAGTCGTCAGTGGGGCCGCGCCTGGTGCAGACAGACTAGGAGAGCGATGGGCAGCTGCAATGAACATCCCATGCTTCAGGTTTCCTGCAGACTGGGATCGCTACGGAAAAGCTGCGGGCTACATACGAAATGAAACAATGGCAGCAAATGCAGAGGCACTCATAGCACTGTGGGATGGTAGGAGCCCTGGCACGAAGCACATGATTGACATTGCAAGGAAGAAAGGACTTAAGGTTTATGTCCACAGATTCTAGGAAATCAATTGGTGAGAACTAACACATGACTCCACTACCAGTGATTGGAATGCCAATGTACATGGTCCTTGTTTTGCTTGTTTCCATCCTCTTTGTTGGGGTGCTGCTTGCGATGGTGTACAACGCCCACAAGCCGACGCCTCTGCTAAGGGAACTGAACTATCGCCCATCACTCTCAAATCACAACATGCTTCCCAACTATCATCCAGAAACAGGCATCAGGTATGGGGTAATCAACCCACGTTCTCTTGATCCAGACATTCTAGACGCGTTGACTTGCAATGAATACCTTTGCGACGTAGAAGAACGCGAAGATGGCGATGACCGAGAAGGTGAATATGCAGGAGAGTACCAAGGTGTGAAATTCCACCTGATGTATGGTGCAATGCCACTGCTATTCATTGTGGGTGGCGCTACAGGCTACGCCTCTTCGCTATGTTCCCCGTGTGTTCCGAATGCTGCGAATCTAGATGAACCATTTGCAGGGATGTACGACCCGGTAAATTTCAAGCATCTGTGCTATGTTCTTCCACATCATTGGATTCTAGAACATGAGTAATTCGATCTTTGTATTTGGCAGTAATCTAGCTGGGCGGCATGGAAAAGGCGCTGCCATGCACGCAAGATCGCATCATGGTGCAGTGTACGGAGTTGGAAAAGGAAGGACAGGAAACTCCTACGCAATCCCGACAAAAGACGAGAAGTTAGTGCCGTTACCGCTGCATGCAATTGAGGCACATGTTGAGGACTTTCTGAAGTATGCGAGGAGGCATCCAGAGCTACAATTCAGAGTTACCAAAGTTGGCTGCGGATTAGCAGGCTACAAGCAAGAGCAAATGGCCCCGCTGTTTGCAGATGCCCCTGCAAACTGTAGCTTTGCAGACTGGGAGAAGTAATGTACACGCTAGAGGAAGTCTATTGGCATACCGCTGAGGAGCTCGCAGAAACAATCCAAGCTATCGCCAAGATGCAGAGGTTTGGAATAACAACTGTGAATCCTTTCACAAACAAACCGAATATCCAAGTATTCCTTGCAGAGAGCTTCCAAGCTGTAGTACTGCTAGACATCTTGCATAGAAGGCTTGGATTCAAGATGCCGAGAGTAACTGAAGACGATCGTATAAAAGCAACAAGGAAGTTCAAAGCATGGCAGGAATTCGCGGCGGATCGAGCTACCGGGCGCATGATCCAGCCACCTCCAAAGGATGAAGAACTTTACGCTGGTTGAATCATGACGATATGGAACTTAGCAGGGGCACTACTCCTAGTACTACTCGGCCTCTTTGTAACAAGAAAGCTCTCCAGGCTAGAGCGGATGCAGTATGAATCTGAACAGAAATCAAAGCTCATCGAAGAGCTCACAAAGAGAACAGGCGCAGTTGTGCTTGGAGATGGCCCGTAAACACGTCAGGCCGTTGACGGTAGTAACAGCCTCTCCTCGAATGAAAAGGAACATGCGAATACTGGTCCACTCAGTTCTAGCAGACTACTTCAGACGCTTTGATAGGAAGCCCACGAAGGTGTTCAGTCTAGACATAGCGCTAGTGGATGCCCTTGGTGCAAAAAACAAAGAAACAGGGAAGGTTGGAATGACTATAGTGACGGAGAGGCACATCCTAGTGCAAGTCACTGACCCGTTCCTGGCAGAAGACTGTCACTCATCCCACAGCTATGGTCACACGCAATACCTTAACACAATATGCCACGAGCTAGTACATGTCGCGCAGGCGCTCACAGAGCAGCCGTTAACATTGCAACGAGCCACTAGTATGGAAGCATATTACAGAAGTATTCCAGAAAAGGAAGCCAATGCGCTTGCACCGATGTACGTAGACATGTTTGCTGTACCACTGTTCCCTTAAGATAGACAACCATGACAAAATTGTTCGATATTGAATCAAATGGACTTCTGAATGAAGCGACAACAATTTGGATTCTAACATTCTACGATTTTGAGAAGAAGACACTTCAATCATTCTCTGACTACGACGAAGAGCTGCCTCCACTAGATGAAGGATTAGCACAACTGTTGGCAGACCAAAACGAAATCCTTGCCGGGCATAACATACTCGGATACGACTTCCCGCTGCTAAGGAAGCTAAAAGGAATCAAGATAAATCCAAGGCAGCCAGCAGCAGATACGCTGATCATGTCAATGGTTTTTCGTTATGTAAGAAGCCATAGACATAGCCTAGAAGGATGGGGCAAATTCTTCAGGCAACCAAAAATGGAGATTGAGGTTTGGTCAGAGTACACCAAGGATATACGAGAACGCTGCGAATCAGACGTCATGCTCAATGTACGAGTCTTCGAGCATCTCAATAGAGAGTACGCAAAACTGTTCAAGCTGAACCCGCTAATTGAACTAGGGTTGTGGGTGGAGCATAGGTTCTCAAAGATTGCTGCACGTATTGAGCGGTATGGCTGGAGATTCAACAAAAAGAGCGCAGTACAGCTGATTGCGGAAACAAGCGAGCGCATGGCAGAAATTGAAGACCAGCTCGAGCCGATGATAGGCATGGTCCTAATCAAGTTGGATAAACGAGGGACATACAAAAATCCAAAGTGGAATAAGAATGGGAAGTACTCGATGCAAACTGCGAGATACTTCGAAATACCACAAGAAGATGGCCTCGAAGAACTGCCTACAGTCCTAGGCCCATTCTGTCGCGTAACCTTCAGACAAGGCAAACTAAGTTCCGATCTGGTGCTGAAGCAATGGCTGACAAGCATTGGTTGGAAACCAGACGAGTGGAACTACGAGAAGATCAACGGGAAGATTGTTCAGAAATCACCGAAACTAACGTCAACATCGCTTGAAGTACTCGGAGAAGTTGGTGCATTGGTTGATGAGTACAATACCGTAAAGAATAGACACGGTATCCTAGAAGGCTGGGTAGAGAACGCCAGTAACTCTGCAGACAAACGACTGCATGGCTCGATGTTCACCATCGGCACGCCGACGATGCGCTGTAGACACAAGGTAGTCGCGAATCTACCAACGGTTGAGTCAAAGTACGGGCCTGAAATGCGTGCCCTGCTGGAGGCACCGCCAGGGTACCTTCTGGTTGGGGCGGATTCATCAGGTAACCAAATGCGAGGTCTGTGCCACTACATCGGGAATGATGAATTCACAAGCGAAGTCATCTCTGGTGATGTGCATATGCGGAATGCAAATGTACTCAAGGAATTCACCAACAACGAGCCGAATCGTCGGAAAGCCAAGCCATTCTTGTATGCTTTCTTATTTGGCGGATCTCCACCAAAGCTAGCAAGCATTGTGACGGGACACAGGGACAAGACGACTGGCGATCAAATCGTAAAGAAATTTCAAGATTCAATCCCCGGGCTCGAGAAGGTCAGACGGGGCCTAGAGAACAAGTATGCGGAAACAGGAGCACGCTTCGGTCAGAAATTTGCGCATATCAGAGGCATAGATGGGCGGCCACTCTTCTCTGACTCTAAGCACAAACTACTTGTTGCGTTGCTGCAGGCACTTGAGAGTCTGACGTGCAAGGCAGCGGCGGTTTATCTGGAAGATGCCTTGATGGATGAAAGAATTCCACATGAGTTTGCGCTACATTACCACGATGAGTTGGTAATCGTTGTGCGAGAAGCGGACGCAGAGCGCGCAGCTGTACTCGCAGCAGAAGCCTTCCGTGAGGCGCCTAAGATGTTTGGTGTAACATGCATGGACGGGCAGGCCAAGATCGGGAAAAACTACGCGGAGATCCACTAAAGTCATGTCTAAAGAACGAAACAAGAAACCGCTACCTGCGAGTATCCCTCCATTTGATATTGCCATCATGGATCTGGATACGCTCCCATACATATTCGGATGGACACACGAAGATGTTGAGATGGGAATGCGTGCCATTGATGGGTGGCTAATCAGTGTGATGGACTACCTGAAGGTCTCAGAGAGTGTTGGGTTCATCAAGGGAGTTGATAACTTCAGGCTAATCAACGATCCAAACTACAAGTCAAAGAGAAAGGACAGTATTGCCCCAGATATCCGGGCACGCATTGATCGTCTGTATGAGTACCTGATGGAGATTGCCACAGAAAGTGTAGATGCGGAAGCAGACGATTATTGCTCCATTCAAATGTACCAGGAGCTGTCTGACGGCAAGAATCCAGTAGTGGTACACGTTGATAAGGATTTGAACCAAATACCTGGATGGCACTACAATCCAAAGAAAAATGATGCTTACTTTGTATTGCCTGAAGAAGGCTACACTGTGATGATCAAGCAGCTGCTCAGTGGCGACTACACGGATGGTGTGGTTGGCATCCCGGGACGTGGTCCTGCGTGGGCAGAAAAGGTCTTCATGGAGTACCAACGCGAGCTCTCTGGTATCCTGGAGTTCGTGTACAGCGTCTACCGGAGGGAGCTAAAAGGGAATGCGCAGGCAGCCTTTGTAAACACTGCAAATCACATCTTCATTAGAACAAATCTAGAAGATCTTCGTTGGTTGACATTCGACGAGCTTATGGATAGGCTTAAGTGGGATGGCGATGACAAGGTATGCTACTGGCCGAAACAACAGAGTGGGATCAGACAGCTCTTGATTGAGTCGGTAGAGATACCGCACAAGAGTGCAACAGTAGAGCACAAATGGAACCAAGAAAAAGATATAGAACGCCTTGGAAATGTCGGAGTAAGGCTGCTTTCGCCAACTACCAAGATTCCTTTGGCTTCATCTACCAGATCACATGTATCCCAACGGGTGAAAGATACATCGGGAAAAAGTCGTTTCACGTCTATCGTGGAAAGAAGCGCCTACGCGAGAGTAGCTGGCGCCATTACAAGGGGAGCAGTGAGGAAGTAAAAGCACTGATGCTGGACCATCCGCTAAGTTCCTTTGAGTTCAGGATATTGTTTATAGCAAAGACCAAGGCAATCTGGTCTCATGCTGAAAGCAATATCCTGCACAAACTGGATTGCTTAACATTGACTACGTCGGATGGCTACCCAGCATACTTGAACAAAAGAGTGAATGAAGTCAAGTGGATTGCGAAGGACTACCCGCATGATGAGATAGAAGACGTTGTTAATTACCTCATTCGAGAGAGAAATAGAGAAAGAAACAAATGACATGGTATCATGAGAAGTGTCCAAACCCAGATTGTAACAGCTCCGATGCATTCTCTCACCAAGATGGCGATGTTTTCGGGTACTGCTTCAGTTGCGGACACTCAGCCCCGCTTGATGGCAGTGGTGCAGCGCGCGTAGGAAAGAGGATGCCTCCTTCTGTAGTTTCAAATGGAAAAAGACAACTTACAATCGAGGAAATCTCCACATTCCCAGAGGGAGATGTGCTCGAGCGTAAGATTACAGAGTTGGTAGTCTCCCACTTTGGCCTGCGAGTACAGTACGGCAGAGAAGGACAAATCGAAAAGCACTTCTACCCGTACACAAAGAAAGGGAAAGTAGTAGCTTACAAGTGTCGGACACTACCAAAGACATTCACTACTATTGGGAACTTCAAGAATGTCGAGCTGTTCAACCAAGCTAATTGTGCAGGTAACAAAAAGTTAATCATCACTGAAGGTGAGCTTGATGCGATGGCAGTGGCACAAGCCCAGTACAGTCGGTACAAGCGCTTCTACCCTGTAGTCTCATTGCCAAGTGCAGCTGCAACAGAGGCACTGATTCGGGAACTCGAATTCATTCGTAGCTACGAGCAAGTCATCCTAGCATTCGATATGGATGAGCCTGGTCGTGCGGCAGTGGACAAGGCTGCTAGAATCATCGGCTTCGAGAGAGTACGAATCGCCAATCTACCGTCGAAAGACCCGTGTGAGGTACTGCTGGAGCATGGCCCAGAAGCACTCATGCAGGTGCTCTTTGATGCGAAGGCATACAATCCTGCAGGTATTGTGTCTGGCGAGACCATTTGGGAGACATTCAAAAACCATAAAGCAAAGGTCTCCATACCATACCCGTCCTGCCTCTCTGGGCTGAACATGCGCATTAAGGGAATGCGCCTCGGTGAGATTGTTCTCTTCACGAGTGGCACTGGGTGTGGAAAGAGTACTGTGGTGAAGGAAATAGCATACCACCTACTCCAAACTACCGAAGTGCATGTTGGGTTGGCGGCGCTAGAGGAATCAGTCGGGGACACTGCCGAGAAGTTCATTGGTATCGCATTGAATCACAGCCTCTCGAACGAAGATGACCAGCCTACAGAAGAAGAGCTTCGCGAGGCATTCGATTCAGTCTTTGGCTCAGAACGCTTAATTCTTCTTGATCACCAAGGCTCAGTAGCTGATGAGTCGTTATCGGAAAAGATCGAACAACTCGCCCTAATGGGCTGCTCTCATATTTTCCTGGACCACATCACAATTGCAGTGTCTGAGGGAACGGAAGGAAACCAAGGTGGGAATGAGGCGATTGACGCAGTGATGAGCGACCTGCTAAAAATCGTGAAGAGGAATAACATTTGGCTGGGTATCGTCAGTCACCTTCGTAAGACACCTGTTACTATCAAGAAGTCCTTTGAAGAGGGCCGGATGCCATCTTTGGATGATATCAAAGGCTCTGGTTCAATCAAACAGATTGCCTTTGATGTTGTAGCCTTTGCAAGAAATACAACTGCTGAGAGCGAAGAAGAAAGAAGCAGAACACAGCTATGCGTACTAAAAAGCAGGTACACTGGAAACACTGGACTAGCAGGGGAATACACATACTCTGCTGAAACAGGGAGAATCTCACTAGTAGACATTGATGACTTTGCGTAATCTAGTTCTCTGAATGAGTCTCGTACAAGTTGAAGGCATATGAACGCGCTAGAATACTTGATGAAACGTGTGGAAACTGTCGTAGTCGATTCTGAAAAGATCTACAACGAAGGCGCAAGACTACTAGCGAATTACCCGCACTGGGCCATAGAGCTGCCACACTTCATTGATCTTTGCTGGGACAACCTAGTGAAGTGCTGCGTAAGAAACAAGCATGCGAGCCATAGTTCTGAAGTAAAACTGACCTTCATAAGCCATTCCCTTGGGCAGCGACTTGCTGTACTGATTGGTGAAGATGAAGATGATATCAAGACAGCGCTGTCCCTCGGTGATATCATGCTTGAAACCTTCTTGCAGGAGGGCAAGATTGAGATCTTTCGCCAGTACGAGGGGCATGCGGCACCATACATCGTGAGGCTCACTGGCGCAGAGGCAGACCGAGAGCCTGCCCCAACACTGATAGGGACGACCTTCATGGAACCGGCGCCTATCACAAATCTGTTCAGCCCGATAACCGGCGAGCCATACATCAAGGGCTGGAAATCAAACAAGCTGTTCAAGGAGTATCTTGGGCAGCCATTCGTACGGGCGCTAGAGAAGATGCGCGCAGTGCGTTGGGAATTGAACATACCGGTGCTGGAAGTACTCAAGGCGAATCCACCACCAAACTTCATCGAGTTGGTAAGCCAGTCTGACGGAGAGATTCACACACTGATGGTAGGGCAATCGCCTGCCACATTGCGAAAGAAAGATCTGTGCTACCTGGATGGCTCTGTATTCCAGGGCAAAAAGGACATCCGATTCCAACGTGTGATTAGCAAGTGGTTAGAGTACAAGCAGATTGTAGCTAAGGCTGATCTGGTAATTCGGCAAGGAGGTACCTTTTATCAAGAAGTCTCTTGCGATTACCGTGGCCGAGTGTACTACTCTGAGTCCTTCCTGGAGTATCAGGGGGCGGATTCGGCACGTAGCCTATTCCTATTCGCAGAGAAGCAGCCGGTAACTAACAGAGGCAAGTTCTGGCTGATGGTGCAGGCAGCAGTCGCCTACAACCAGAGCTACACGATAGCTGAGCTGCGGAAGCTTCGGTGGCCCACCACGAACTACATGCTATATCTGCAGCAAGAAAAACTGGATTCCATTAGCGTTGACAAAATGACCCTGCAGGACAGATACCTGTGGGCAAAGAATAATCTGTACAAGTTCTGTCAACCTCTGCCGTATCTCTGCCCTGAAGCCGAGAAACCATACGCATTCCTAGCAATCTGCTACGAGCTATACAACCTAGAAAGAAATCCAGATTACCAGTCGGGGTATCCACTGCCTATCGACGGTGCAAATAATGGTTGGCAACACCTAGCAGCGATCTCGAAGGACAGGGAAGCAGGTGATCTAGTCTCACTAACAAAAGCACCGATACAGCGGGACTTCTACATTACTGTAGCGAAGAAGCTAAGAGAGTATGCGGCAGAGTGGTTTGCTGCTAGAGATATGCCAATGAAGCATGTCCGGAAAGGAATCGCCAAACGAGGGGCGATGACTCGAGCTTATACTGCAGGCAAAGAGCGTATTGCAAAGAATATGCATGACGACTGCCACGCAGAAGGCTTCTGTGTAGTGTACGATATCGCAGAGGAAGACTGCAGCTACCTTGCAGGACAACTTATTGAAGCGATCAACGAAGTCTGCAAGGGGCCTCTCCGTACAACAAAATATCTGCAGAAAGTTGTGGCACATCAGCTTGATGCTGGTAGGAACGTCATCAGCTGGGTCACTCCAAGCGGCTTCCCTGTAGTGTACAAGGCATACCTTCAACAAAAGAGAAAACAGAGAGGCACGATACGTGGCCTACCAAACAGCAAAGATGGTAGGATTATGCACATCATGCGTGTAGACATCATCGCAAAAGAAACGAAGACAAAAGTGCCATGCCGCAGGTCATTTGCGAGCGGCATCAGTCCAAACTTTGTGCACAGCATGGATGCTGCCCATTTGTGCAATACCGTGGTAGCCTACGACGGGAACTTCGCGGGGGTGCATGATACTTTCGCAGTGCATGCGTCAGGCGTAGACTTTTTAATTGAAGTAACGAAGGCAACATTTATTGCACAGTACGATGTCCCAAATTTCTTTGATGTAATTGATGAGCTGCTAATAACACATGACAGAGACTCTTTCAGGATTCCCGCTCCAGAACTTGGAACACTTAACATTGAGGAGGTCAACAAAAGTGACTACTTCTTCTGCTGAAGGTCGTACATCACGGCAACTTCAGGATGCCCCTCAGGGCGCGTTGTTTGTATGGTGTAACGAAAGAATCAGTTATCCAAAAGGACTAGCACGTTTCCTGAAGAGAGAGGATATTGAAGTGCTGCCACTATCAGCGTTAAGCTTTGTAGGGATGTGTAACAGATGCCCCAGTGTCGTTATTGTGGATCACGCAGCTAACCTTTCTGCAGAAGCCCTATACGTATTAAGTACCATGCGAATAAGAAGTCTGTCTAGTAATACGACTAAGTCGCATCCGATGGCAGATGAGCTACCAGAGATGTGACTGCAGTCGGTACCTAATGACCTCGTCTCCAGCAATATAGACTCAGCAAAGACGCCTCCGCGTCCCACAAAGACTCATCAGAGTCTCGTTAGTGAAAGAGAAGTAAAATGATGACACCATACCAAGAGTACATCGCGAAGTCTAGGTACAGCAAGCACATCCCAGAACAACAACGACGAGAGCATTGGCCTGAGACTGTTGATAGATGGATTCATTTCTTTCAAAACAACATTACAATCGATCATGAAATTAGCCGAAGCCCGCACATTTGGGGGAAGCTGAGGCAAGCTTTTATCGATCTACAAGTGCTGCCCTCAATGCGTGCAGTCATGATGGCAGGCCCTGCGCTAGCGAAGACGCATATCGCAGGCTACAACTGCAGTTACACACCAGTAGACGATCTGAGAGTGTTTGACGAAGTTCTGTACATCCTCATGTGCGGGACTGGAGTTGGCTTTTCTGTGGAAAGAAAGTATGTAGACCAGCTACCTACTATCCCTGAGAAATTCACATCGCTGTATATCATGGAACCGATTACAGTGGAAGATACGAAAGAGAGCTGGGCACTGTCGTACAGGGAGCTTGTAGGCTCTCTGGCGAAGGGCATCCTACGTACATGGGATACCAGCCGAGTCCGCCCAAAAGGAGCAATTCTACGAACATCGGGAGGGCGAGCGAGCGGGCCGGAGCCACTTGTAGAACTGTTTGAGTTCACGACGAAACTCTTCACCGGAGCAGCCGGACGTAAACTTACCTCGATGGAAGTACACGACATTATGTGTAAGATTGGTGATGTCGTGATCGTTGGTGGCGTACGACGCTCTGCACTGATATCCCTTGGGGATGTGGATGACGTGGCCCACTGCTACGCAAAGAATGGGAACTGGTATGAGACAGATCCAATTCGCAGTATCGCCAACAACAGTGCTGTATATCATGGAAGACCAAGCTACGATGTCTTCCAGAAGAATTGGCAGGCCCTGATCGACAGCCGCTCAGGAGAGCGCGGCATTTTCAACCGGCGTGCTAGCCAGCTCCAGGCAGCGAAACATAACAAGAGGCCTGAGTATGTGGAGTATGGTACGAATCCCTGCTCTGAGATCATTCTCAGCCCATCCCAATTCTGCAATCTGAGTACAGTCATCGCTAGACCCACAGATACCGAGAGTAGTCTTGTTCAAAAAGTAATTTTGGCCACAATCGCAGGCACGCTGCAAGCGGCGCTCACGAAGAACATGCCGATCCTGCGAGAGAAGTGGAAAATTGCTACTGAAGCAGAAAGATTGCTAGGGGTCTCTATCTCTGGCATCTACGAATGCCCTCTGCTGAATACCGTGGGAGCAGACACGGCTAATCGGCTCCTGCGGCTGCGCGATATCGCACACCAGACAAATAGGCGCTGGGCAGAGGCTATTGGTATCACACCCGCAACTGCGATTACCTGCGTGAAACCGGAAGGGACAGTGAGCCAGCTGACAGGCTCTACATCTGGTATCCATCCAGGGCATTCGAAGTACTACGTGCGTCGCGTTCGACAGAACATGATGGAACCGCTGTGCCGGTTCATGATCGAAAGCGGAGTGCCCTGGGAACCTTGCAAGATCAACCCTGATGAGATGGCAGTGTTCAGTTTCCCGATGTCTACCGCCGCTATTACTCGGGATCAGGTATCCGCCATCGAGCATCTAAAGCTGTGGCTGCAGTACCAACGCTACTGGTGTGACCATAAGCCTTCTGTAACGATATCAGTGAAGGACAACGAGTGGGATGCCGTTGGTGACTGGGTGTGGGAGCACTTCGATGAATGCACAGGCATCAGCTTTTTGCCCTACGACATGGGCTCGTATGAGCAAACACCATACGAAGAAGTTTCTGAAGAGGAGTACATCAAGCTCACGTTACAAGAAGTCAGGATCGATTGGTCAAGTTTCGTGGAAACAGAAGACAATATTGTTAGTATGAAAGAGCTTGCATGTACTGCAAATGGTTGCACAATCTGAAACTGGTGAGTCTTTAAGAGGCTACTATGATGAACAAGAAAGTAACTGAGCTACCAAAGCGAAATTACAACATCTTCGCTGCACAAGGAGATACTGAAACAACTGACATGGATGTCGTAGAGACGCTCGGGTTGGACCCACAGGTTGCCTACACGCCGAATATCAACCTTGCTGCTGCAAAGAAAATGGAGGAAGAGAACATCAAGGGGTACATGGCACAAGGACTGCCAGAGGCGCAGGCCCGGTCGCTGGCGAAAGAGCATTACAACGCAATGATGGCCACACTACAGGAGCTTGGCCTGGAAGTAAAACTATGAGCATTACGAACAAGCGTATCCTCGAAATTGCCTTCAAAGTTGAAGAAGCCCGCCGCGCACAGCTACCGCTGGATAGCGAGCAGTTCAATCCAGAATACTTTCTTGCTCATCTGAACGCAGATGAAGAGGCAATCGAAAGAATCATTTCTGAAAAGGAAGTAGAGGAGGCTGACCGGCATCGTCAGTGGAGGATTGAGAAAGAGGCGGATGGCTGGGTCTGGGGGCCTCAATTCAATGCTGGCATGAAGACACATCCGCATCTTGTTGAATACCAGTACCTCCCAGAAGCCTGGAGGCAACAAGCTGTGGCCTTCCGCGTTCTCGTGCAAGAGCTAGCGGCCCTCCGTGCTGAACTACAAGCAGGCATGAAGGAAGAAGCATCAGAGGAACAACCCGCAAAACATACAAAGAAGCACAAGTAAAGCCCTCGTGACGTAACCCAAATAAGGTACAGTATGATTGCCTTCCTATTCAAGGTATTCGCGCTCATTGTGCTCGCCCCTGCGGTGGCCCTCGGCGGTATCGTGATCTTCATTCTCCTGGTGATTCTTGGCAATACTCTACTCCACTAGTTCAAAGGACCAACAGAAGAATCACAATGGGTCATTATGCCGCAGAGATGCAGCTCGAAAGAAATACATGGAAACGATGATTCAACCGAAAGTCACATGCTATCGGCAACTGACCGAGGCTGCTGAGGTGGCGCTGATGAATGAGGGTAAGAGGCTTGCAGAGCAATGCGGGGGCATACATTGCTAAGCTGCGAGAACATGCAGACATCAGCCGCAAACATACTGAGCCTATGCTGGAACCGGCACTGGATCAACGATGGATTAGCATCGGTGCGACTCATTTACAACAGGGGTTCATGTGTGTAACACGGGGTATTGCGCAGCCAACTACCTTCTAGAGGACAGTATATGACGACATATCGCATGTACCGATGCAACCTGTGCAGCGACTACATCAAGCCTACAGACTCCACGAGCAAGGAAGGCTTCGGCGTGCATTTCTTGGCCAGTGGCTCCGCTGTATTCAAGCGTCCGCACGAGACCGAGCATCATATCTGCCACCAGTGTGCCGTGAGCGTGCACAATGAGATGCGCAAGGTGATGCCGGCAGGCTAATCTCCTTGTCGGAATTTGAAGCCCGCTAGTGGCGACCCGGATGGGTTACCGCTAACGGGCTTCTTTTTTGCTTACCTAACGAAACTTTGAGTCTTTCGACCTGGTTAGAACTTCACTTCTTCATCGTCAGCAGGCTTCCTTCCCACCGCAGGCGACTTCACTACAAGGTCCTCCCCACCGAAAGGTGTCTTTTCAGGGGCATTCACCTCACGGGCGCGAGGCGGTTTCAGTTTTGTGGCCTCTCCTTTCTTTTGCTTCGGCTTGACAAGTGCTGCCCCGCTAGGTGACATCTGCCAAATGCCTGCAGTGCCTGCCCGGCTGTTCAGCAGATCTCCAGCTCGACGCGTAGACGCTTCAAAATTCCTTGCCCAAGGCTCCAGAATATCGGATGGACCGTCAAGCTGAAGATAACGCTCTGCCAAATTCACCAGCTCGTATACCTTGAATGGCGATACTGCAATGTACTTCGCTTGCGTCGGAGTAAGCTTGTGTGAAGGAATCCAACCGTGCTGCTCAGCTTGCTTGAGAATCTCTTTCGTTCTCTTGATTCTATCGAGCTTAGCAGCTTCCTTCCTTTCGCTCATCTTCCTCGCCAGAGGCTGTGTAGTTGCTGCCGCTTCATTAAGAACGAATCTCTCGTAGGCCTCATCGAATAACGCGCCGAGTGCTGCAAACTCCCCCTGCGTCCCGATGCCAACCACAGAGTCTGGCCTGCGCGTACGCATGTCGTCGAACAGATCGGCTTTCGCCCAGCGAACTACCTTTGCAATACGTTTACCGAACTTCGCAATCTGCGGAATTGCCCTTGGGATCGCGATATTGTTGTAAACGTTCCTGTAAAGCAGAGAACCACTAGGAGTACTGATCGAAGAGTCATGCACCCACATGACAGGCTCAGGGACAGTCTTCCCACGATTAGCAAAGATCGTAGCCCACTTAACAAGGTCGCCGTCAATCGACTGGATAGGCAAAACTGCGAAAGCTCGAGCCATCCAAGTGCCGATCGCATTGTTGAACGGATCATACCGCTGGGCCACCCGGTTGAAGATCCACTGCGTCCCGCGCGTTGCTTGCGGCATGTAGCCGAGCTCCGCAGAGGGCACCGTCGCCTGTGCCCCGGTAGGGGGGTCCACAAAAGCGTCTGCCGAGGCGCGTGGCCTGGAGAGCTTTATACGCCGGCTATCCTCCTCGATAGCACTGTCCACAACAACGTTCGAATCTCCGCTACGGTTGATAAGTACCGTACCTACAGGAGTGAACACGGAGGTATCTCCTGAAGGGCCGGGCATCATGATCGACTTGCCCATCACTGCCATGAAGCGCGCAATGCTTTTCATGATGAATGTGCCATTCGTATCGAGCACTTCCCGTAGTCCAAGTTCGACGGCGGAGGACAGATCGAGTGCGACATCACCAGGATTACTGTAAAGCCGGGTCTCGATCAAATACTTCTGGACCAGTTCACTGTACAGCGGCGTATCGAACAGAGTCTCATGCAAGAGGTCCGTGAACATGCTAGCATCCTTGCCATAGGCTGCCTGCATAAGCGGAGACTTGAAGAAATCCTTTGCAAAACGGTCTGCTCCAACTTCTTCGATTGCCGCTGCCACGAAGGAACGCCACCCAGCTGCAGTATCTGGCCTGTCTTCCATCAGCATCTTATCGAGATTCTCGAAAGATACATTCATGAAGTAAGTACGCATGTCTGCCAGTTTGGGATTCGCGGTACCAAGTCTAACTGTCACACCGCCAGAGGCCGCGTACGACGGAGAGTTGAGATCCGCTCCAAAGAAGAGAGATTGAAGAAAGATACCATTCTGATTTCCATCATCGAAGGCATGGTGGGTCATCGGTACGCTAGCCCTGGCCGATGGCTCCTTATTATCCAATGCAAAGTTTCCAAATCCCTGCTTGAGCTGGAAGAAATCATCAACAAGATTCTTAGCTCCGAGGGATTCGCCACGTTCCATACCGAACAGAAAGTCCTTGATGTCCTGCGGGGCTCCTTCCGGATCTTCAAGAAATTTGTTGTAGCCTGCACCAAGCTCTGCCAATCTATTGCCGATCTCTGGGGTGTACAGCTTGATCGCCTCCAAGATTGGCATCTTTGTGATGTTGTGCAGACCAGGTTCTACTGCTGTGTAGAAGAACACTACGGCATTGTACATCGTCCCGAGTGCCCCGCGCTCTGTAGGTGCTAGATTGGTAAGCCGATTGTGCTGCTCTTCACCCAGTGTGCTGAACACAGTCTTTGCGAGATACTTGACACGGTAGACCCCCTCCTGGGAGAACATGTCAATAGGCCTTACGATGTCTTGCTTTGCCAGAGAAAGCGTATCGCGGATAACATTTTTGTTCCCCATGAAATCTAGGTCAAAAGAATTCGGGAAGAACCGCTGATTCGCGATTGAGTGTGACCATTGTCCATAACGAAGACCAGGGCTGCCCGAGATGGCTTTCAATGCCATGAGAACCTTGTCGCGTTCCATGCCCATCACTGCGATAGCTGCCTCTGCTGATTCCCTCTCATACTGGAATTTCATCGCGGCATCTTTACCATCATAATCACGCGGAGGTTTATGATTATTCTTTGCAGCTAGATAGTTGCCCTCTGAAAGACCATACCTATGCGCTGCAGGGTGATTAGACCACATGAACCTACGGCCGTTCGTATCCCGCTGTATCATGTCTGGAGCGAGAACTTGCTCGATCATGATGTTAGTGAACTTCAGATCTTTCACACGGAACTGCATAGCAATCGAACCGAGAATGTCCTTGGTAAGCTCTGCAGCAGAAGTCACAAGTTCACTAAGATATGGCGCAATATTGCTTTCGTCAACTTTGACAGAACGCTTTGTCATTCTCGGGCCACCAGCAGTGAAGCTCGAGCCACCACGCGCAGGAACCGTAAGTGAGCGAGTCATGGTGCTATCGCCTGCCAGCGTATCTGCAGCCAGCTGGAGTGTCCTCGCGCGAGCCTTGATGCCAGGCATGCCGACAATCATCGGGCGAGGGTCACCTTTTGTATGCACAGGCATCACCATCCCGCGATTGATCGCATCCAACGCGAGTGCCTTTGCCAGTGCCTCTTGCGCCTCCCGGGGGACCTTGTTATCAAGCTGGACGTTACGAAGCCCGTTGTTCAAGAAATGACGAATAGAGCTGATGAAGTCGCTCAAGTACTGAACGTCGTCAAGAGCGTAACCATCCTTGTCTTGCGGGACCTCATTCTTCTGGTGGAACTTCTTGTTGTATTGCGGTGTCTGAGAGATCGCCCTGTTAAAAGCAACCGCGCCTAGTGTTGCAAACAGCTTTGGTGCATCCTCATTCTCTAGCATGCCGAGCTGGTTGAGCACATGTGTACCTGCGGGTAGTGTACCGCCATACCCATCTTGCACTTGCGCACGGCTGTCATTCTGGAAGAGCGCATTGTAGGAATCTGCAATGGCAACATCTAGCGGAGGCGCACTCTTATCTGCGTAGTTGCGGATGAAAGTGTCATCCCAGTCTGTTACCATAGATTCTTGTCTAGGATGCCCTCCAATAGCAGCATACCGGGTAGACTCCATAGCACGCTCAAGGGCCGGCGACGTTGCATTGGGATCTTCTGCAATGTCGTACAAGGCACCAGCAATATCTGCCTGCGCCTCTCTCTCCACCTCGAGCTGGTTGTTATAGGCATCTACCCCGTACGGCCTCGTTACAATCTCGCCAGACTCATCACGGAGCGGGTTCTGCTGAGCATCAAGAAGAATCTCGGAGCGTGGCTGCGCCCCAAATGCGGTACCAAATGCCTGCGGAACATCTTCCATTGACTCCAATTGGTTGAAGTCATTGACAAGTGCTTTACCGCGTTCAACATCGAGAATAGGGACCTGCGGGACACTCTCCACCATTGCCTGCACGGTCTTTCTCGGATCTTCTGCAGGGAGCGGTTGGTACCCTCCTTGGATTTGGATCTGAGCTTGCCTGGCAGCAAGATCTTCACCAGACAGGGGCTTTGGACGGCCAAGTGGCGCAACACGAGGACGGAGGCTCATTTGTTTTCATCCTTGAACTGTTTAGAGATGTGCTTAGCGGCGACAGGGAAGGAGCCGATAAACGGGGATGCACGAACACCTAACTCAACGCCCTTCGGGACGTTATCATCTGCTATGTTGTAGCCTGCTCTAACGACCTTGTCTGCCCAGCCAATGGGAGGGGCAATGGAAGTTGCCTTATCCCAAGTCCATTTCACAGGGTCGTTCAACGGGGAAATATCACGTCTCGGGTACAGCGGTGTGACT